CAGGGGGCGCTTCCCTGGAGGAGCGAGCCGGGGCCCAGCTCTATCCCATGGCCTCTCCTGACCAATCCAGTTGCGTCCGCTGCGGGATACCGCTCACCGGGCATCAACGGACCTATTGTTCGACGGACTGCAAGCGGGCTACCGACCGGCATACGGACCGCAAGCCCCTTGCATCGTTCCGAGCTCTCCACAAAGAACGTGGTTGGATGATAAACAAGAAGAGCCCTGGCTACTGCCAGAGGCACGGCAGTGCTCTTTGTAGAGAAGCCAGAGCGAGCTACACCTGCTCTGAGTGTTTTGAAGAAGCCAATGTGGCTCTTCTGGAAAGGATGCGCCAATGACGCACAACGGAGGACCTATGACCGACGAGAAGAACACCGTGCGCGTTGGCATAGAGATGCCTGTGGAGTTGCGCGAACGATGTGAGAAGGAACGTAGGCGGAGAGGGCTTACGAGCTTGACGAGCTGGATCCGGATGGTTTTGACCGACCATCTGGACCAGGTGGAGAAACAGCGCGAGCGATAGGACGACCTGGCCGGTGGAGTAAGCCTTTCTCCCGCAAGCGCAGCCCCCGGTGCTTTGCCTCACCGACCTGCGGCCGGCCACTTATCTGTCTTTGGGGGTGCAAAATGAGTCGTGTGACCTTTCATTCTCGGCACGGCGAAGCACATCTTCGTGGCGCCGAGCGAGCCTATTGCGATTTGATCTGTAGAGATCTGTTCTTACGGGCATCTGGAGTCATGGCGATCTTTGGCGATGCAGAATACTTGGAGTACACCAGACTTCTACCAGAAGGCCACTACATTCGTAGGATGCCTCGGAACGATAGAGATCTTCAGGTTGCGTTCAATGTACTAGCTTTTGATGGTGACGTCCTAACGTTGCCCGATGGCCGTACCTGCGACCCATTCGATGCCAATCTCAACACGGCGATCGCACTGGATTCGCCGGTGCTTTCGCTCGCCGCTCACCTCCATGGGCAGTGTGAGATCCATGGGTGGATCGCGCCAGGAATGAGGCACTGGTTCGCCAACCTCATCGAAGATGGCCGTAAGCGTAATGTCCTTCGCGACAGCATGGGTTGGGAAGAAGTTGCAGCATTCCTGAGGGGGAACGAAGACGGTCGAGTCGTCACGAGTTATTCGGTGTGCGATGGGTTCCCCAACCGGTTCGTGGCGAACTGGGAGCCTCCACCGGACGATCCGGACGGTGACAGTTGGTACGATCTCAGCCACGAGGAGAGGTGGAATCTGGCAGAAGCTGGGCTCAATCCTGAGTTGGAGTGGCGTTCGATCACGTTCAACGGTCCTCTCAGGCAGTTCTTCGGCAATGGGATCAGCGGGTTCGACATCAATCGGGCTGTGACTGAGAAGCTGGTCGCACAGCCACGCCAGGTGGCGCGATGAAGTTTGTTTTCAGCTCATCTCTACTAATTCTTGCTGGAATCGCGTTCGCGCTGCATTGCAAGCGTTTGGTGGATGGTGACCACTCAACGTTCAGATGGGCGATCGCAGGACTGATGTTGGCTTTGATGGTTTTCTGACACGCAGAACTGTCGCGAGACCGAGGCAGTGACTGAGAAGGGGGCGACTCTGCCGTGACTGTTTTCCCCAACGTCCTCGCGGTAAGCCAGAAGATGTATCGGCGATTGGTCCAGGCCGCCGACCAAGAGAAGGCCGAGGCACTTGCCGCTGAGCGACTCCGCTCTAAAGAACGTAAAGCCGCTTGGATCCGATACTTGCGCACACGCGATCGGGGGTCGAAATGCGAACCAGGGACTGGCCATTGAGATCGGCCGTCGTTCTTTTCTGTATTGGAGTCATGGGCACAGTTCTCCTCGCGCTCGGCGTATTTCAAACTACGGAGGAAGTAGCCATTACCGTGTGGGGTGTCTTGACTCTGGCTGTCTGCGCCCTAGCCCTCTTGGATTTGGTCGTTTACTGGGACTGAGAACGGAGGGAGGAATGGGAGAAGTGGACATGAAGCGCGAATTGGCCTACTACGTTGCGGATCTTTTAGAGATCTACGCCAGTCATCGCGACGGCGAGATGGAGAAGTGTCGGTCCTGTTTTGTTGCGGATCTCGTGAGTCGGATAGAGACCGACGAGAGTCTACGCCCGAGTCAACGGCTACGATTCGAGTTGGTCCGGTCGACACCGGAGGAGGGCACGTGAAAGAGCGCGGCATCATCATGTCCGGTCCGATGGTTCGGGCGATACGTGACGGTCGCAAGACGCAGACGCGGAGGATCGTCAAGCAAGCAACCGATCATGGAGAGATCGCGTTCGCGGTGGAACCAGCAAAGGACTCAGGCTGGATCGCCTGGTTTGGGCAGCCAGACCCTACCGTTCGCCAACTCACGAAGCGAGCCTACTCGAACGGATTCGCTTGCCCCTTCGGCGTGCCTGGCGACCGTCTCTGGATCAGGGAGACCTTCGCGCAGTGGCCAGTGGCGAGCGGGCAGTACCGCTATCGTGCTGATGGCGAGTGGACCGACGAAGAAAGGGCAGCAGGAGCCCAGTGGGCTGGTGGGTTCCTCATGCCGCGCGTCGCGTCGCGGATCGTGGTGGGCGTCACCGACATCCGGGTCGAGCCACTCCAGGCGATCAGCGAGATTGGTGCGATTGCCGAAGGGATCGACGGGATCGAGCCAGAGCCACGAGAGGCGTTCCGCGAACTGTGGGAGTCGATCCACGGACCGGGATCCTGGGTCGTCAACCCGTGGGTCTGGGTGATCCAGTTTGGACCCGTGGCCCATACCTACTTTCTGAACGAGCAGCACGAGGAGCACATTCGCAGATGAGAGGAGGAAACGTGCGAACGAAAGAGGGTGACACCAGGATCCGCCGACGCTTTCTGCTCTTACCGCTCATGATCGGTGACGAGCAAAGGTGGTTGGAGTCCGTGAGATGGGAAGAGAGGGCGGAACTGCATCCGGACTGGGCAGTGAGCCCACACCCTCCGATGAAGTTGGTTTGGGTCAAAACGAGGTTTCTACCATGAACGGTTACTCAGCCATCGCTCTAGTACGGCCAAAGTCCGAATGTAACTTCGGAGGTGTGATGCGTGCTGCGCATGCCTTCGGAGTCCAACTCATCCTGCTCCAAGGATGCCGATTCCGACGCACCATCACCGACACGCCGCATGCTTGGAAGTCCATCCCGGTAGTCCATACGGACGATGTCCACGCTTCGATTCCATACGACTGCGTTCCCATCGCAGTTGAGAGAACCGACAATGCAGTTAGCCTGGTTGACTTCGTTCATCCAGCCAGGGCGCTCTACATCTTCGGGCCAGAAGACGGCACGATGGGGCGGCAGGTCTTCGACTGGTGCAAGCACGTCGTGAAGATCCCGTCCGGATCTCTCAATCTCGCCATGTGCGCGAACGTGGTGCTCTACGATCGCATGGCGAAAGCAGTCATGAGGCAGAAGCGGGACCAATTCTTTGGAAAGGTCACGCCACAAATCAACCTATCCTACTTCGACGACATCAAAGAGTTCACCAAGGAGCAGTACGACTACCTGCTGGCTCGGGGCAAGGATCGGAGGATGACGTGATGGCCCACTTGGACCCAGAGATCGAGAACGCCTTCGAGCGGGCCAACGGCTTCCCCTTCAACCCGGTCCTGATCGGCCGCATGGGCTCACACTCGCACGGAACCTGGATCGCCCCGGAGGAGGCCATGGGAAGCGACGACACAGACTACATGGCGTTCGTCCTGCCGCCTCCGGAAGCCATCATCGGCCTGCGCCACTGGGAGGGCTGGAACTGGCAGCATGACCACCTTGACGTGACCGTCTATTCGATCGCGAAAGCCTTCCGGCTCTTGCTCAAGGGTAACCCAAACGTGATCGGAATGCTCTGGCTCGAGAAGGAAGACCAAGTGTTTACCAGTTCAGACGGCCAGGACATGCTCGAACACCGAGAACGGTTCAGCTCACGCGAAAGTCTCAAGTCCTTCCTGGGGTACGCACGGGCACAGTTCGCCCACATGGAGAAGTCGCCCACCGTCAAGGGGTACATGGGCGAGAAGCGGAAGGCGATATTCCACACGTTCGGCTACGACACGAAGAACGCTGCCCACCTGATCCGGCTGCTCTGGACCGCCATCGAGTTCGCCAGGACGGGAGTTCTCAAAGTCAGACGGCCCGAGAACGAGTGTGCTCAACTCAGGGACATCAAGCAGGGGAAGTGGCTGCGCGGATCGGTGACATCTCTGGCCGGAAATCTGCATGACCAGTTGCGGGCAGCGATCGAGACCAGCGTGCTCCCGGAGAGGCCAGAGACGGGGAAGGCAGAAACAATGCTCATGTGGATTCACCTCGACTACCTGCGGATTGGGGAGGCCCCATGCCGGACTGGTTTCTAGCACTCGCACTGGTACCGATCACGTTCCTATTTGGGTTCTGGGTCGGATTGATTTCAGGCTACGCCAAGTCGCGCCGCATTCTCGCGGAGTACTTGGAGCGCAAGCAACGCAAGCGCAGCGAGTACGAGCGTGCGAGGGGAGAACTCTGATGGGCAAGCCACGTGAACCAATTACCTGCCACTTGATCGTCGAGGTCGACGGGCTAATCGAGGAAGCCAGCTATCCCGGCTATCAGCCCGTGACGCTCTACCCTCGTGAGTGGAGAGGGAAGGGTACCGTAGCCATGAATAAGGCGCAGATCACGTTCCCAGTCAGTCCTGTTGCGATCACCGTAGTGGGCATCGAGACTAGACGATCTGGTAGAACGCCCGCGGATGATACCCCGGCATCCACGGAATCGGATCATCTGCCTCGGGGCTCAGATCCTCCGGCGTGATGGTGTTGCTAGGTCCGGTCGTGCGGATCATCCCAAGGCGGCGGAGCCAGTATCCCCACGCCTCCGAGCAGAACTCCCCCTCGCGGTCTTCGCGGTTGCGGAGGAAATTCCAGGACGCGCCGACGAACTGAATCCAGTCTGACTCGTAGCGAACCTCCGACAGCTCGCGCCGGACCAGGTCCCACTGGATCGCCATCTCCGTCGTCCTAGGTCCATTGATCGACCACCAGTAGACGCGGCCCTTGTAACGCTTGACCCGGTCAGAGAGAGACACGACGCGAACACCGTCGCCCTCCTTCTTGCCCTTGAAGACGTCTAGAAGACCGTCCCGCGGCGTGCTCTCGGCCAGGCAGAGAACGTTCTCGAGCCACTTCGCGCCCCCGACGTGGGAGAACGTCGAGCCCGTTCCAAACCGGATCAACTGCGACACAAGGCTCGTTCCGGAGAACAGGATCACGTCGTAGTCGCGGATGATCGGCCGCGCCTGCTCGTACGGGAGGATTGGGTAGTAGCGGGTCACCCCAATGCTGCCTCGACGTCCGTGATGAGCCGGTCGAGACGATTCTTCACCTCTGAGACCGCCTCCCGTACCAGCATGAGCGCGTCTCCGCTAGGTGGCGGCGGCGGTGGAGGAGGAGGTGGAGGCGGCGGTGGTGGAGGCTCGACGCCGCTCTCGAAGGCGCCCATATCGACGCTCGCTCCGACGACTCGGGGATCTCCGTTCACGTCCGTACTCGACTCGACCGCTGTCTTGTCGCCCGAGTCGATCGCGGGCGATCCATTCTCAAGTGCGTAGCTAGACGCTAGGAATTCGCCGATCAACCCGACGAAACGCGGGTCGGCCTCACTGCCGTTGGCCTCCTGGCCCTGCTCTTGGAAGTCGCCAAAGGTCTTTGCAGTTCCTTCCCAGTCGATGAGCGCACCTGTGAAGTCGCGGTGGAACATGTCGTGGTCCATGTCGACCGTGGCGCTGCCGGCTTTGCGGAAGGCGACGGCGTCACGCGAGACGAAGATATTGTTTCGAGCAGTCAGATCGCCTTTCTGATCCTTGTAGATGTCCCAGGCGGGACCGTTCATCGCGACGATCGTGTTGTTGATGAGCTTGTCGCCGCCGCCGCCAGAGCGGTGGAGGAATGTCCGATCGTCTCTGCCGACGATGAGGTTGCTCTCGTACCGAGTCCCCTTGGCACCGTTCGCCACAATGATCGTCCAACCCTCGTTTGGAGTTCGGGCTTTCATCCCGCCGAAGACAACGTTTCTGCGGATCGTGTGCCCACCGGATCCACCGAAGTTCGCCCCCTTGTAGTCGCTCCACACGTAGTTGTCCTCGAACACCAGGCCGCTGGTTCCGTGGTCGCCGTTGTCGCGGAACGACAAGAACCCAGCCTGCCCCTTGCCGATCTCTGTCCGAGAGAATGCGCGGAACTCGTTCCCTCGGTAGATAGGCTTCTCGCATCCGTAGGTCGCCAGTGGTTCGAGATCGTCGCCGGCATTGTCTCCACCCGCTTTGTGGATCGTGAGCGTGTTGCGCTCGAAGATGTGACCGGGGCACTCCCAGAACGCCACGCACTTCGCGTCGGCGCGGGATCCATCCTCCACTGTAAAGTCGCAGACCCGCACGATCACACCGCGTGTGCCGAAGCTCGCCGACCCAACCGTGAGAAGCCGCACCGCTCCTCCGGAGAGCGTGACGGAGCAACCATTGAGAACGCTCCCGGTACATCCGTCGTGCGCCTTCGGCTCGAAGTAGTAGCCTGCGACGTCGCTCTTGATGTGGACGTTCTGGAACTTGGCCGTCTTCTGCACGATCACTGGATTCCGGAGACCGTTGCCGAACCACTCGATGTTTAGGTTTCGGACCGTGAGATCCTTTGCTACTTGAAGCCAGATGCACCTCGGCTCCTGCGTGGTGGCGGCTCCTGACCATTTGATGGTGTGGCCGCACCCATCGATTTCGACGTTGTCGGCAGTCACTGTGATGACGCCCGCGCGGTGGCCGGTCGCGCTGCTGGCCACCATGTCTGCGGCAAGAGCGTACTTGCCTCCTGGTGTCGAGCATGTGAACGGGAGCGAGGCAATCACGGTGTATCCGGCCGGAACCGTACTCGGCGCAGCGGCGCGTGGACGGTCGGGGATGGGGGTCATGTGTGCTCCTTTGTGGGACGCGGCGCGCGTCCCGGTCCCTCGGACTAGATGATGGAGGGGTGGGATCCACCATCCGCGCGCGCCGCGATCCTTCCGTTGCTAGGGCTGCACCGGCGGGTACTTGGCCGCCGTGGTCTGGAGGTTGGTCTCCAGGTCTGCGTGATTCGACTTGATCGAGTTGAGCAAGTCGGTGACGGACGTCGGGAGATTTGGCTCCCGCGCGAGCAGCTCGTCGATATCGCTATCGATCTCTGCCAGTGAGTCAGCCATCCGAGTGGTGGCCTCGTTGATCGAAACCAGCTCGGCTTCCAGTTCGGCGATGTTCTGTGCCATGAGATCCACTTTCCTTTCGATTCGGTCTAATTGACATCGGAGATCGTCGCCAATCTCCGGGTGGTGGACGTGAACGTGTATCGTCAGTCCCATCGGTTTCCACCTCCTCTAACGGCCCAGCGGAAGATGTTCGAGAAGCGCGATGAAGCATAGAAGCAACACCGAAACCCAGCCGGGCCACTTCCCAGCGGCCCACATGATCGCAGCAACGAACGCAGCCAGAACCAGAACGAGCAAGACGGTAACCATCTGTTCCTCCTAATGCTCCACCTCGAAATGCGGGCGGTCAGGACGAACCCAGCGCCCGCCCCACTTGAGCCCGCACCATTCGCCGATCGCTCCCACCACGTCCCACGGTCCGGACCACTCGACACTTGTAGGCGTACCGTCGCGACTCCGCTCGGACACGAACGCCACATCGAACGCCAAGCTGGCCGGCTGCCCCTGCTCGGTATGCTCGTGCTTGCTCGTACCGGGGCGCGCGTACGTGACGATGCGCCCGGGAGCCGTTCGCCCCTGTGCGTAGATGGCTGCCTGATCCTCCGTGGAACGCCAGACATCCGTAATGAGCAGGTCTATCTCCAGAGCCGCGCATCGTGCGAGTAGCTGCATGCACCTCCTGTGCACGTCAGGTCGCAAATGGTCGAGATCGCGCGTGCTCATCTACTCTCCAGCCTGGGTGCTGCGGGCCGGGTGTTGGTCCATGGTTTGACATCCAGTGCCCACTAGATGCCGGTCCCCACCATCGAGAGCAATCTCCCGGCCCGCAACTCTCATGTTTTCGCCTGCTTTTCCGCGATCGCAGCGCAATCTCTCACGCTACGGGGGTGATCTTCTTTGCCTCCTCAACCCTCTCCGCGAGCGTCACTTTGAGCTCGGCGATCTTGGTTTGGGTGGTTTTGACAACTGCCAACGTTTCGGCGGACGCAGTGTTTCCGTTCTTGATCGCAATCAGCTCCAGGAGCACAGCTAGATACGCCTCTGCTGATGCCAGCTCGGCGCGCAAGGCACGGTCCAACTGCGAGTTTCCGAGCGTATGCAGGTCGTCGAGTTTTTTATCCTGCCTGGTTGCGATCGCGGCGAGTTGCTGAGTAGCCCTCAACGCGACAAGATCCTGTCTTGCCCAATCGCGTTCTTTCTCCTCACTCCTAGCCTGAGCCTCGGCCGCGATGTCTCCTCGCCGGATTCGGCCCTCGACTTGGATTCGCCACACCGCAAACGCGGCGAGCCCCAGTGAAACGATAGCTCCGATAAGTGCGACTACAACAGCATCCACTCTGTCATCCTCTCTACTACCATGCCCCAGCGCATCCGCTTGGCCCCAGCGAGACACGCGGTTACTGCTCTATAAGATTACCCCACATAGCCTTTGAGGGTGAACCCGACACCCGCCAGGGTGGCATCTGGGGTTCCCGGAGCCACCACGCTGATGGTGTTCCCGGCCGCGAACGTCTCCTCGCCGGCCCCGGCCGTGGTGAAGGTGGCGGTGGTCGCTCCGATCGCGAATGTCATCGTTCCGATCGAAGAACCGTTCTTCTGGATGTCGAAGGCGGTGGAGGCGGTCGCGGCCACGGCGGCCGAGCCGCTTGACCCGGAGAAGTTGTCGGGAAACCGGACGGCCCGAGCCACCGGGATCCGGGTCAGGATCGCGGAGGACCCTGGGACGCCAGCCAGGAAGGCCGAGACGTCGAAGGGCCACTCCGTGAACTCCACCGCTGTCGCGCCGGCGTTGACCCGGAGCCCCTTGTACCCCTGACCGCTGTAGCTGCTCGGGGTGTCGGTGAGTTGAAGGATGGTCGATTGGAGGGCGGCTCCTGTCAGCGCAGCCCAGCCGCTGCTGTAGAGATAGAAGAGGTTCTCGTCCTGGACGTAGACCAGCCAGCCTTCCTCGGGAGTCAGGAAGAGCCACGTTCCTGATTTGTAGTAGGCAAAGTCGTCATCTTGGCCGTACCAGTCTCCAGTGGCTCCCGATCCTACGATGTAGCGGTCACCGTCCGACGCTCCTCCGGGTGGGGCCGTCAGATCCTTGTCGATCACGTTGCCTTGGATCACTGCCTCGGCACGGCGCAGAGCTTCGTTGACGGTCACATCGACCGTCTGCTGCCCATCAGCTACCTCGGTGATTTGCAGGTGTGGAGTGAGAGCCATTGGGCACAATCCTTTCTCAGACCGTGGCTGATCGTCCGTGGCCGCGCCCCACCGCAGCACTCATCTGAACGATCTCAATATCTATCGCTGCCTCAGTAGCCCCGAAGTCGGTCGTCTGCTGTGCCGCCGTGTAGGCTACGCTGGTCGTCGTGGAAGTCAATGTCCGCACGACGGTCGATCCATCGTAGATGTCGATCTCGTAGCTCTCTGACTCCTCGGCCAGTGGAACGTCTGTCCCGCTCGTTCCAGGCCCGGGCTTACGAGAGCGGCGGAACCAACCGATCGTGAGATTGCCGCTGCCATCCCGTTCGCCGGCAACGTGGACCGGGGAGAGCGGCATGAGATGGTTCATTGCGATTAGTTTGGCGGTGGATGCGGAGAACCCTTGCCCACCGGAAGAGTTTGCCCGGAAGTAGAGCGTGCTTCCCAGATCGGCCAGTTCGAGGCTGAAGAAGCGGACCGTGGCGGGACTCAAGAGAACGACCCGCTCTCCAACCGCGTGACTGCCGGTGGCCCAATCGGTACCGCGCCGCCCCCGCAGAAGACGGCTCAGCGTCCACGTCCCATCGGCGTTCGAGACTGCTGTCTGAAATCCGATCACTTCGCTTCCGACGACAGCCAGGTTCTGGCCTTTGAGGATCTGCGCCTCCGTCAAGGTACTCGGGGCGAAAGCCGAGGTGGTCGGATACACCGTAAGGGTGTTGAGGTCGTCCCAGATGAAAGGGTCTTCGACATCGGCCAGGACCGATCCGGCCTTGCCGACCAATGCCGAGTCGGTCAGACCAAGAGATCCGGACCAGGAGGCACGTGTGTCTCTTGAAACAGATCCGGTCGCACCGCGCCAAGAATCCAGATAGCCAATCCCAGCCATGTAGATCCCGGGCCGGTCTTCCAAGCCGAAGAGGATTCCAACATCGATCACCGCAACATTGGTAGGACCTGGCGCGGAGACGGTGGGACGTTCGGCCGGCTCGGGGTCTACGAGCTGCTCGGCAGAATAGGCAGCTGGTAGTTCGTCGGTCGCCTGGATCTCCAAGGTCCCGCGACCGTAAACTGTCTCGTCCAGCCGGATCAGGTGCGTGACACTGGCTTCCTCGATCGTGACGACATCGGCCGGATCAAGCCACCAGTAGGCTCTTGGCAATACTGCCTGGTGCTGGACGCGCTGGATCCACGCATAGACCAGCCGCTTGGTTGCGATCTCTACCGCCTCGGCTCCTGTCAGGCAGATCGGAGCATCTATCGGTAGGGACTCATCGCTTTCGGTGACCTGCCGGATGTCGTGGCGGAGTCCCTGCTCATAGTCGTTCTCGTAGTCGATGAACCTGACCTCGACACGGTTGGGAAGCTCCAACTCTTGCTGTCGGGTCGTGACCAAGCTCTGCGGCCGTTCCGAGCCGGCCTCGTGCGCGCCCAGGTCGTCGGCCGGGATGGTGACGACGCTGGCACCGCCCCGCTTGGGAAACTTGAGCTTCCCATCGGACTCGACCCCGTCGAAGAAGTAGACCTCTTCGAGCGGTTCGATCGCAGAGCGGGCCGAAGTCCGGTTCGTGATGGAGTAGCCGTAGACATTGTCGGTGAGGGCAGTCGTGTCCTGTTCGCCAGCGGTAAGGTCAACCCGTGTGCAGATGTCTTCCACGATGTCGGCCAGAGTGATCGTCCCTGCGGTGGCGCGGTCCAGGTAGACGCGGACGTAGCTGGTGGTTTCGAGGTCGCAACCGGAAATCACCGAGTGCCCGTTCACGTCATAGATGTTTCCCCCAAGCCAGTTGGGAGTGACCGGCACGGTGTCATCGCTGGCATCGCACACCCAGGTATCGCTGACGACCCGGTTGGCGATGTCGATCCGGTGAAGCGTGCTAGCTTCCCATGCGTAGATGAGACCACCGTTCTTGATCCCGTTCCGCCATGCTGACCAGGCGTGTTCCGGAACGACCTCGCCAGTGAGTTCGCCCAGGAGGGTCAGGATAGGGGACGAGAACGGAACGGTCTCCACGTCATAGAACGCGACCTTTTCGACCGGGGTCTTCTGCCCCACCATGATGAGGTCACGGAACACGTCGTATAGCACCACTGAGGCATTGGAGAACTCGCTCGAGATGTCGAGATAGAACTGCTCGGGAACCTCTCCGTCGACCGGCTCGGTCCACATGATCTGGCAGTTGCCAGACTCTGCCCCTTCCCCATTCAGGACCGCAACCAGGACCGCGCGGTTGAACTCTGGCTGCGTGTTGGCGTACACGGTATGGCCCACGTCGATCGCGGCGAACACGTAGTCCGTAGGAGGAGACAGGTCGAGGGAGAGGTCCGCTCCCCAAAGGAAGTCGCTGCGGTTGACGACATGGATCACTCCGCCTTCACTGGCCAGGATGTAGAGAAACGGCAGGTCCGGCTGCTCGGAGACCCGCACGACGGTCGGCAGGTTGATTGTCAGGTTGCTCGTGACCTGGACGAGTTGGAGCGTTTCCGGGTCCAGCCTCCCAATCCCACCAGAGAAGGGGGCGTCTGGATCCTGATACCAGACCGTCGAGTAGACGTCCCCGTTCTCGTCGATGTCGAAGCCAGAGCCCTCAATTGGGATGCGCTGTTGGAACCCGACGCGGTGGGTCCGCCGAAGCTCCTGGGAGTTGGTCGCACAGTTCCAGACCACCCAGATCCCGTACTGCTGGATGTAGCAGCGGGTCAGGTCCGGGTGGAAAACCAGCCAGTCGTCCGGGGCGGCCGAACCGGGATAGCCGATCTGGTGGAGGACGTTGGCGGTGACCTGCCCGACCTCGTTTGGAACGGCACCATCAAGTCCCATGCCCACTTCAGTGGAAAGAACATCGGCCTTTTCCCAGTATTGATCTCCGCGACCAAAGTCACGCCGGAAGACCTTCGTCAGCTCGTCGTAGTGGAAGAATAACCCTTCATCCGGGTCACCTTCTAGGCCACGTACTATCTGAGCATCCGTCACGTCTTCGATTCCGTTGCTGATCGTGACTAGGTGAAGCGAGCCTGAGAACTCTTCTATTTTAGATGTTGCTTGGACGCGGAGTGCGATCACATCCTGGAACGTGTCTGCATCATCTAGCAGCGTGAACGTCTGCTTATCACCATCCCCATTGGCCGTCAGTGAGTCCGCGTCTTCTGCATCTTCGGCATCAGCTACGTCACCATTCCAGTCTTGATGCGTCCCTTCCGCTACTAGCGGAATCCGATGGATGCCGTAGTGGATCTCATTGGAGATTCCGAATCCGTCTTCACCGTCTCCAGGCTCGGACGGCCCGCCCCCTGGGCTCCAGTCTGGGCCACAGATCACAATGTCGTCGAACACCCACTCTACAGGCGACATGCCTCTGCTCTGTTCCGGCCCGAAGGACATAACGCGCACACCTAGAGGGTTGCTCGCATTGGTGCGAAACTGGCCCTCTATTTCGAGTGAACCGTTCAGATACAGTTTGAAGGTACTGTCCTGGACGAACGCGCCGTAGTGGTGAAACTCGATCTGGATCAGATTGAAAATATCTGGAGTTACCACAGTACTGCCGACGAAAAACTCTTCTCCGATGCTTGTCTGTCCACTGACATAGATACGGCCGTCACTGTTGTGATAAAGCCTCATCACACCCACGTAGCCGATCGGTCCAGACGAGCCCCATCCCTGAAGAGTGCATAGCAAAGTAAGAGATCCTGGTGCGCCACCGACGTGCAGCCAGCAGAATGACAGATAGAACGGATTCACTGGTGAGTTGGAGTAGTACCCGCTCCCGCCAGAAGAACTGTCGTTGCGGATCACAGAGATCCAGAACTGAGCCGCGCTCGCGCCAACTTGCGTCACGATGGCCATCGCGTAGAGTCCACTGTGGACAGGGGCAGCGACTCGGCCGACGACCGCGCTGCCAGCGGTTGGAGCACGAACCCACGCCACGACCTCGCTTGCTCCGTCCTCAAACCCGACGAACTGGCGAACCGTCCCTGACGGTGGCGTGCTGACCAGGAACATCGGATCGAACGGAGTGGCCAGGGCGGCCTTGGACACCTCAAAGGTCAGGTTGGGGATGGTTCCCCCCCACTTGTCGCGGTCTGGGTCGGCCACGAAGATGCGCAGCTCCTCGAGGACGATGTAGGACATCCCGCGGTGGGCCGGAACGATGATCGGGTCGTCAGTTCGGAGGCCAGCCTTGATGACCGGATCTTCGAGCTGGGTTTCGTTTCCTGGGTACCACGTCCATGAGGTCACATAGCTGTTGAGTCCATCGGGCACGTCCTCGTGCCCCTCGCGCAGATCCAGGAACAGCTCATCGTCAGCCCAGATGCGCAGAAGCGCGTCGACTGGCCCCTCGCAGATCCCGATGGCCAGGCTGATGACGACGTTGGGGATGCCGTTGAAGACCCGCTTGACCGGCTTGGTCGCCCAGATGATGTTGCCGGCGTAGCGGTAGGTGCCGTAGTTGATCGGGATCCCGATGCCGGCCCGTGAGGTCTGGATCCGCACCTCGTCGATGGTCGGCCACTGCGGGCGCTCCTTGCTAGCGAAGAGATACTTGCGGTCGATGTAAGCACCGATCGTGGCTCCAGCATACGGGGCAAGGGTGGCCAGAATCCCGTAGCTCGCTGGGATCTGAGACGCGGCTGCAACGAGGGCTAGCTGCGCCACGGTGTCACCCCCGTGATCCGGTAGAAGCCCACCGCTCTCCCCTCGCGGCGGTTACCAGGCATGGCCGTCTCCACGACCTTCCCAGAGATCGCGCTCGCATGAATCACGCTCAGACCAGTGAAGAGCCCCAGATGGGCGGTGGCGGTTCCCCAGGCAAGGAGCACGAGGTCACCAGGCCCGGCCTTGTCTCTGGTGATGGCCTCTGCGCTCGCTCTGAGCCTCCGGAGGACCTCCGAGGCCGGCGGCACATCTGGATAGCCTCTCTCGTCTGGACACGGTCCCAAAGCCGCCTGCCTCGCCAGGAGGAGCAGGCCGGCGCAGTCCAGACCCGCGCGGGTGCGACCGTGGTGGCGGAACGGCACGCCCAGGCAGGAGCGGGCCGTGTCGACCAGCCTCGTCCTCACCGGCCCCATGCGTGATCCCTCCCACTGTTCGGGTTCCGCATCGGGATCGTTTGCTCTCCCGGGATGAAGGGCTCGCCCCGGAAGTTGAGATGGTTCTCGAAGAAGTCCCGGCAAGTCGGAAAGAGCTTGTCGCATCCCACCACGATCGTGAACTCGTCGTCGGTATCGATCGCATAGGGCATGGGGAGAAACAGGCTCAGTGTGTTCGTATCGGGATCGTAGCTCTTGACCTCCATCTCCAGCCCCGCGTTCAGTCCATCCCAGGTATCTCCCGAGGCTGGGGTGTGCCACGTCACCTTGCCGTAGGTCAGGCGAGTCTCGTTGGCAAGAGCGCTCGTCACGAAAGTCTGCCGATCAGCCGCTGAGACGACTGAGCCGGTCTGGGTCCAGTTGGTCCCGGACTGTTCCAGGTCGACTTGGCACCGGGAGTCCCCCAAAACAGCCCGGCAGCGCTTGTTGTAGAGCTCGCAGATTTGTCTCTGGAGTCTCTCCGCCTTGGAGCGAATCTCCACCTGGAAGGAGTTGTCCCGGATCTCCACGTTTCCCAGGATCCATCCACCTCCCAGGGTGAGGCTTCCCATCGTCAGGTCCTCGTAGTTCACGATGAAGACATCAAGGGTTGCCAGATCGAAGAGACCAGCTTGAATATCCGCCTCTGTGATCTTCTCGGACTCCAAGAAAGCAGACGCTTCCATCTGGTCGACGGTCAGGCTCCTCTGTTGCCGGATGGAACTGCCGAGCATGCCGGAAGAGGCTTCGTAGGTGTCACCACCAAAGACGATGTCCACATCGTGATCGGTGAAGAAGAACTCCGTCCCATCCCGTCTAGCGACCTTCCAGCACGTGGCGATGGTGGTGACCTCTTCGGCCAGATGGGCCTTGAGCGCTGCCGAGATGGTCTTGCTCATAGCTAAACCCGAATCTCCACCAACGGCACGTCTGCGGCACGGGCCTCGTACGTGCTCAGGTTCACCGGAAGGTGGTCGGTGTCGAACCTCATGGGAACGTCGAACTCGAAGGTGGCGGTCAGAATCTCGCCGCCCGAAGGTGCGCTGTTGAACGTCACGATCCCGGTCGTGGTGTCGATCGTCCACCCGCCCACGTCTGGGACAGAGTCCTTGAAGACCGTCACGGTTCCCGCGACCGGCTTGGTGATCTTCCTGGTCAGGGCACCAGGGCCGGAGGTGTAGATCTTGACGAGCTGGAACTGAGTCTCCGAGGAGTCCCCGACGCCGATCTGCTCGGCCAACCCCTCGAAGTCGTCGTGGTTCTTGAACCGGAACCCGTAGGCCCGCCCCTGCCGGGCGTAGAAGAACTCGAGGAGCGCCTGCAGGATCGCCTTGGTCTTCACCCCGTAGGCGACGTTCCAGCGCTCTCTGGGGTAGGTCCAGTTGATGTTGCGCTGCTCATGACCCGACCCCAAGACCACGACCTCGGTCGAGAACTCCGGACCACCCTCGGAGCCATAGGAGATGTCGGTGGGGAACCGTACTTCGTGGAAGCCGGCAGGCATCAGTTGTTCCTCATGGCTTGCCGCATGGCCACGCTGAGTTGAGACATCACCTGCGACTTGCTGCGCTGGAATCCGGCCACATCGGGCGTGTTCACGGTCATGTTGACGACCGGCTGCCCGGTGGTGCCGTCACGTTGCCCCTCTCCTAAGCCTTCCAGGAATCGCTGGTCGCGCAGATGGGAAAGCGGGATCACGCCCTCATTATCCTCACCGATGGTTCCGGGCTGAGGGATCGTTACGCTGGTTGGGGCGCCACCGGCCGGCTCTATGTCGAAACCACCACCCCCACCGCCAGTGCCGGGGTTGAGTTGCGTGAACCCCGTGTTCCCAGGAAGGAACCGCTCCGTGAAATTGAGAATGGTATCAGCCATACGATCCGTAAGGCGTCGCATGAACGCATCGGAGATACGTTCCAAATAGTCAAACGTCTTCTTCGCCTCGCCCTTGAAGGCATCGAAGAACAGATCAGAGAAGGCGTCGTTGGCCTCGGTGGCGGTATCGCGCATCCACTTGACGATCGCCTCCTGCATGCTGAGGAGTTCTTCGGGCTTCTCTGCGAAGAGCCGGCGACGCATTTCGGTGATGATGCCGTGCGTCTGGAAAGCATTCAGTCCCAAGTTCTCCCGCATGGCAACCGCTTCGGCGTCGATCTGCCGGAGCCGATAGGCCACATGCCGATCCCACGCCACTTGCATCTGTTTTGTGGTGCTGGAGGTGTCGTCCAGAATCGACTTGTAGTGATCGGCATAGACCGCTTCGATGTCTGCGACGTGCCCTCGAATGGCATCCAGCCCCTCACGAGCCAACTCTGCCTTCTTGCGCTCCGCATCGGCATTGGCCGTGACCTCGTCATGGTTCTTGGCGATATCTGCCAGACGCTCAAACTCGATCTGCTCGAGCCGCCGCTTCGTGTACTCGCTCCACGCCTTCTGAATGGTGGCCGTCGTGCCGCGCGCGCTCTCGGCCAGGTCTCGGTAGAGATCCACTTGCGCCTTGAGCTTGCCGGGGTCACCGAACTTCTTGAGCCTTGCGATCTCTGCCATGATCTCTGCCGTAGCCTGCTTGCGATGCTCCTCCATCAACTCAGAATCCGCCTCGATCTTGTCGATGCCCGCGAGTTCTGCTTCAAGCTGCTGCATGCGTGCTTTGTGATAGAGTTCCCAAGCACGATCCAACTGCTGTGACGAGAGGATTCCGCTCAGGGCAAGGTCACGGTAGATGGTGGCCAGCTTCTTGGCGTCGTTGGCCAGATCGCGGAGACCCTTGCCACGGCCTTTCTTATCACCGGTAAACGAGAATCCGCCGAGTTGTTTATTCCACGCGGCCATTGTGTCTTCAATGCGCTTTCGTGCTTCCTCTTGAAGTTTGACTTGCTCCTCTGCCTGACGTACCTGCTCAGCAACGAATGCTTCCTGCTCCAGTCGGGCTGCCGTGTCAAACCCGACGAATGACCATCCGGTAGCCCATGTCTCTTTCGCCGTCGCGGCGAACGTCGTCATTTCTTCCGTGAAGATCCCGGTGATCCGCTCCAGCCCATTCTTGGCATTGCGGGCTGCAGAATCAAGGTCACCGACCACCAGGTCTGCCAGGGCTCTCGATCCATGGATAAGGGAGTGAATGAATCGGAACTGCGAAAACGTCATGGTCTCCATGATCGAAGTGACCGTTTTCGCGATTCGCTCGAGGACGCCCACCCCTTGCAGTCCGATCATCCCGGTCGTGTGCCAGAACTTTGCCCACGTGGAAGGATCGGGCGCTTTGGCGATTTCCTCTCGCGCTCTCATGGCGGCCATCGTGATGATGTCTTGTGCGGTCAGTGCTTGCTCGACGGATTCGCCCCAATAGACTCCGCTGGCATCGGTCAACTCAGAGTAGTATTCCGCCCACACATTTGTTGATGGTGGCTGCAAGGCAGCATCGACCTTCGCCATATCGGCCATGATGCTGGCAGCCGCATCCTCTGAGGACGCCGCCCGCGTCTGCATCCCATCGACGAACTCCTCTAGTGCCTCTGGATCACCTGAGAGCATGTCCTCCATGAGTTCACCGCCCGACGCTTCTGGCGGTATGATGGTGGCTGCGGTCTTGCGCGATGACAGCGTGTCCAGCTTGGACACGGTCGTGTCGATCGCCTTGTTCGTCCCACGGATGGAGCTGTGAATGGTCGTGAACAGATTTCCGACCACAGACACAGCCCCAAGCAGACCGGTCACGACCTTCATCGTGAGTCCAAGGAAATCGACTATGGCATCCTTGTTTCTCTTGAGCCAACTGGTCGTGTACTTGATGACCGCAGCCAGCTCATCGCGGAATGCATCGAACACGCCGATCTTGATGTCTTCGAACACAGCCACGAGTTTCTTCGCAGAACTCTGGACCGCGTCCAGCAAGATGGCCGCATTCCGTTCCGATATGCCAACGTCGCCCGCGATCTCCAGCTGTAGCGAGCGGACCTGCTTGAGATTCTTGAAGAGGATGAGCGCAGCCAGGGCGCCGCGCTGGGCAAAGAGTTTGATGACGTCGTTGGCGGTCGCCCCACGATTCTCGAGCTCGGTCAGAACGTCCACCAGATCCGATGACTGGAAACCAAACTCGGCAGCGATCTGGCCAGCCTTCTTCATCGCCTGAGCAAGGTGCGTACCAGCTTTCGAGCCCCTGGCACCAGCGTCGGAGAGTATTCCGATGAGCCCCGCAGTCTCTTCGATGTTGTAGCCCAAGATCCTTGAAAACGGCACCACATACTGGAACGCCTCTGCCATCTGATCCACCGTCGTCAGAGTCTTGTTGGAGGCAGAGACAAACGAATCGTTGACCCTGGTCAACTCTTCAGCGCTGTATCCGAACCCAGCCATGGCCGCGACCGCAATGTCCGAGGCTTTCTCCATGTCGATGAAGCCAGACACTGCGAGGTTCTGCACTTGGGGCAAGGCCGCCATTGATTGCTGGGCGTCAAAACCGGCCGACGCCAGATAGTAGAGCCCCTTGGCGGCTTCGTTGGCGCCGAAGACGGTCTCAACCGCAAAAGCGCGCAAGTCTCGGGTGACTCCGCGCATCGTCTCGCTGGTGGCCTCGAGAACCCCCTTGTTACGGAGCATCGTGTATTCGAACTCGGCGCCAACATCGGTCATCGAGCGGAACGCACGAGCCAGTGCGTAAACGCCTGCCGCAACGAAGAGCGCTGTCCCAAGGTTGGCCAGTGCTCCAGAAAGCCCAGCCATCGCTCCTTCTGCCGCGGTGGCGCTGCGGATCATGGAGTAGAAGCTGAGTCCTGCGGACTGCCGCCCCAAACCACGGAACCCGCCGATCGTGGCGGCAGTCGCCAGATTGAGGGCGTTCATTGAGCTCGTGGCAGGCTGGATCTGCCTCTGCATCGTGCGCACGTTCGTCGCATTGATCGTGAGCGGAACCGGGATCGGGCCGATCCGCTGGAAGGCCGCTGCGAGCTGGGCGCGGAGTGCTCGGGTGTTGGGAATCGCGAACCGGACCGGGATCGGCATCGGCCGGAGCGTGGAGGTCACCGCCCGAAGCTGCCCGTAGATCACCGAACGCAGCGGCAGGCGCAAGGTCGAGGGCAGCAGGACCGGCCGCATACCCGCGAACTGAGCCTGGACTTGCGCCCGCGGCGGCGGACTGAACATCACGGGGATCGGAGCGGCTCGGAAGCCGGCCATGTAGGCCGCAACCTGCCCTCGCAGGACCGACTTGGCTGGCATGCGGAACGTGGTCGGCACCGGGACAGGCTTCATGCCCAACAGCGAGCCGGTGATTTCCTTCTTCAGTTGGGCGCTGGTGGGTTTCTTGAACCCGATCTGAAGGGCACGCAGTTGCTCGGCCGACTTGGCCAGACTGAGGATCGTGGCCTTGGCCTGTGCGGCAGCGGTATCGAGGGGCTTGGTGTTGAGCCCGACGTCACCGTAGAGCGAGCCGATCTTGGTCGCCACTCATCCCTTCCTTGGGTTTGGCCCTACCAGTCCGCTTGGCCCATGCCACCAGTCGCAGAAGCGTTTCCTTCTGCTCCTGCAAGCTCTGCTTCCGAGCCGTTCGGCGAGGCTCCTTCGGCATGAAGTCTTCCACCGTGTAGGGACGGCGTCCCTTGCCCCGGAAGACGTTCGCCACAACCTGCGCAATGGTGGCGGACCGCATCCAGTCGGCCCGCTCCCCGAACGGCTCAACATACGAATAGGCGATCCAGCCAGCCAGCTGCCGGCTACTCAGACGCGCTAGGAGTTCGTCCGGATGAGCGAATCTTCCTCCGAGGGCCAAGCAGAGTCGGTAGTAGAACCGCTCTCTTGGCCGCTCGATGAGTTTCCCGCGATCTCCTCCACGTCTTCCTTGCTCATCTTCGAGAGCCTCTGGGCGATCGGGAAGATGTGATCGATCACCACTGCAGACTTCTTGGCCAGGGCCGACGCCTCCTCGAACTTGAACAGTCGCTGGTCATTCTCATCCACCAGCGAAAGGACCAAGATGCGGGAACGAAGCAGCCGCATGTCCTTGGGCTTGCCGTCGTCGGTGCTGAAGTAGAGAGATTCGATCTCGTCTCGGTCCGCCGCGCTCATCCCGCGGATCCGTACCGTTCCGCCCCACTCGGAGATCTCGACATCCTCGTACTCCAAGTCCTTGGCAGCGAGGATCTGTTCCTTGCTTAGAAACGACATTGCTTCCTCCGTTTACGTGCTGATGTCGACCTGGCCCGTCACCTTGATGGTGACGTCCACCGTGACCTTGTCGTCCGGCTGGATCGACAAGGGGATGTCCGTGACGAACCCGGTGAACTCGATGGTCGTGTTCCCGGTGTCGGAAAGGATGATCTGGTAATTCACCGCGTCCGGGCTCTCGTAGTCGTCCTTCATGGCGTTGAAACCAGCCAGGGTGAAGTTCATGTTGAGGGTTACGTCCCCTCCGTCTCGGAAGCCACGGATGTACTCCTTGTACCCTCCCGTGGAATCGAGCGAGGTCACATCGATGAAGTCGGCCGTGAGTCCCGGCCCCGTGATCGAGTTGACCTCGGCGATCGCGGTGAAGGTCTCGGGTGAGCCTCCGTCTCCGCGCTTGAAGATTGTGCCGACGCCGGCAAACGCTGCGCTCGCCATGTGCGCTTACTCCCACGTCCACCTGGCGGTCGCTCTCGTGGGGCACGAAAAGACGAACCAAGGGCGGAACTGTGTGGTCCTAAATCACATGGCTCGGGGAGTCCGATACCGTTTCGACTATCCCTGTCTCAGGTCCTCGGAGGAGGCTCCGCAGAGGTCCGATGCCTCCGTTCACGGTGCTCCTGCACCGACTGCACCACCCCATCCTGGAGGGTGACTTCTACCCAGAAGCGACCGTACCAACCGCGCTGGGTGGATTCGGAGAAGAGCCGGTCCATCAGCACCCCTGCCGTCTCCTGGTAACGCTTGTTGGTTCCTCTCGTGGCCGGAGCTTCCATGCTCATGCCGCTCCTGTTCGGTGAATCCGGAAGCTCACGCTGAACTCCGGCCGATGTTGTTCATCATACTGCAAGAAGGCAATGTCGCCCTCCTGCCAGATCCCCACGTAGCGGGCGTCGTTGACCGTCTCGTTGTGGCGGCCGTTCAGGACTACCGCGACAGCCTGGGCGAGTTGGTGGGTAGCCACATAGGAACCCTTCTCGCCCCTCACGACGATCTGGACGGTCGGCCTCAGATACTGATACTGGACCTCCGGGTCGAAACCGCCCGTGTCGTAGAGCACGACCGCCTCGTCAGGGCTCTCCGGAAGCTCGCTCACGAAGAGATCGGTCCCAAAGGTGAGCGCCGGAGCGCTCGCATCGACCAGCAGATCCACCATGTCCACACTGGGCGGGTTCACTGGGTCATCCTCCGTGCCACGGCCGGGAGAATCAGGAACGCGCGCTCGTTCATCGGGTTGATGAGGTAGAACCTGCCGGTGCCCGGAGTCGTGTAGCGTGCGGCCAGCCGTTGATGGACCGTGGGCGCGTAGTACGTTGTGAAGACGATCCGGCGAACGATGTCCCCCTCGAGGCGCCCGCGCGGGTAGCGGACTCCCACATGGTCGGAGGTCAGGCGAAGCCGTCCGGTCTTCTTGGGCGTGACTTGGAGGACGGCCTTGTAGAGGTCGTTCACCTCTGCCTCGAGTCCCGATGCGGCCTCCCGGCGAATCCGGGTGACGTTCCGATCCAGTGACAGGAAGAAGTCGCGCTGTCCGTGCAGGCTCGCCCGGGCCATCAGGACCTCCCCCCGGCGAACCCGCCCCGTCCGAGCCATGCCTTGCAGGCGAAATCCCGTCCTTGCAGATCCGCCGCCTTACTGATCGCACGGACCTCGTAGGCGGAGTCGACCAAGAACGGGTCGGCGATCTGGTCGGCCGTCAAAGCAGTGAGGGTGCCTTGAGCGATCCATGCCCCAACCACAAGATCCCGGTCAGGATGGATGACCGCGAGGGCCAACTGCTCCTCGCCCGTGGTGTCGATGAAGAGTTCCTGCCGATCGCTCCAGCGGCACTTGATCTCAATGCCGGCATCGAATGCCCGACCGCCATACCCGTCGTTCACCGGGTTGGCCCAGAGCACGGCCGTCTGCTTGCGGACGTACTTTTGGAGTGTGGTCAGGCCAGGCATGGCTGCCCCCGTGGGCGGAGAGTGCTTTCGATTGGCATTAGATCGAGTTGAATCATGGCCTTCTCGTCTGACCTGATCGCGAGGCCAATCGACCGGATGTATCCGCTGCAAGTCACTGGCTCGTTCTCATCACTCGCCAGCGTTACCACTTCACCGTCAAAGTCGATCATCGTGTCCGCCTCGAAATGGTCACGAAGATCGTCGTAGATCGACTGATCCCATTCGACTTCCACAGAAGTCGGATGCAACCCAGGCACTGGCCAGCACGGTAGCAGCACACCGACATTTACGGCCAAGTGCGTCACTCTGGCCGTCATCCCAGCACCTTGATCTCAGCCGAGATCAGCCCGAGAAGCGCATTCACCAGCAGGCCCTTGGTGTCGATGAGCCGGAGCTGCTGCCCGTAGGGCGTGTGGTCCAGACCAAGGCCGGACTTGCCGTGGAAGGTCGCCTTCACGTCATCTACCGTGATGGACTGGACCCGCGGATCCCGGATCGCCACGAAGTGAGCCGCCAGCCAAAGCTCCAACTGCTCCTGAAGATCGTCGGAATAGTCCGTGTCGGAGGCGACCACGTCGTCTACCAAGACATGGGCGACTCGCAGAAAAGGCGTGATCTGCGCCTCGGTCAGCTCGGTGTCGATGATCGCCTTCACGTCTTGTTCAGTGGGTCGGCTCATCGGCTGCCTCAACTCTTCCCATGGTTCAAGTGAAACGCCACTGCGCGGCCCGACCAGACGAAGCGGGTCCCGCGCGCGATCAGTCGGTTCGCCAAATCCTCATCATTGCGGCCCGAGAGCTTCTCGTCATACCCCCCCACCGCCTCGAAGTCCTCCCGGTGGATCGCCCCGAGGAACAGGAACGGGACGGGCCGCTCGACTCCGCAGTAGAGCTCGCCGCGGCCCGTGCCCATCTTGACCGCCAGCCAGCGGCCCGCATCGGTTCGGATCGCACTGGTGTCGGCGATCTCGTAGTCGGGTGGAAACCGGTAACTCCCCGCAGCGATGTCCGAGCGGACCCGTGCCATCTCCTCGGGCCGGCCATTGTGGACCCGCGCCAGTGCGACCACCCCGGGCCGGCAGAGAGCCAGGAGAGGGCGTACGCAGTCGGTCAGGTGGACCACCTCACCACCTTGCTCGAAGACGACCAGCGAGTCGGTCATCCGATGGCCGATGTTCCAGACCGGGCCCGGATTCTTCCGATAGCCGCCCGTCCGCTTGAGCGCGACCACTTGGTGGACAAGCCCGTTGACCTGGCGCAGGACGCGCCCAGTGTCGTCGGTCGACCCATCGTCGACCACCATGACCCTCATCAGCCCAGCCGGGTACTGCCGGAGGCTTTCCAGGCACGGGCGGAGCTGGTCGGCTCGGTTCCGAGTCGCGATCAGGAGCGTCGGCTGATAGGCCATCGCTGTAAGTGCCTGCTCAGACAAAGTTTCCGTGCTCCGTTGGGATAGTGTCGATCATGGCGTTCATTTCCCGGTTGCGCTCGTTGAACTGGCAGAGGTCGCAGCCGCGGGCGTCGAACCCTGCGAAATCCTTTCGCTTTTGCTCGGAAGCCCACAGATCGGACAACCGCTGATCCTTCAGCGAGCCGATCAACCCACGGGTATTGTAGGCCAAGACGCAGCAACGATATACCCCGAGATCCGCCCCAATGTAGGTCGTCAGGTGCATGTAGGCGCACCGCTCGTAGTCCGGAGGCCCTTGGTGGAGGTCCTTCGCCCGCTCCCGGAACATATCGGCGACTGCGAACCGGTCGGTCTCCAACGCCTTGGCCGCCCGGCAGAGCCTGGCCGCGTCCTCCTCGAAGCCCTCGAAGTAGGCCGCCCCCTCGGTCGTGAACACTGCCGCCAGTCGGACATTGTCGACTCCGGCGTCGCGCGCCCTGCCTACGAAGAGCGGGATCTCCGTCCAATTCTCCTTGGTGACCACGAACCCAAGCCCGACATAGGGGCTCGCACCGTTGCGCGCTGCCACCACAGCCTCCACATTCTTCCAGACCGTCTCGAAGACGCCCGGGCGGACTCGCCGGATCTGCTGGTAGCTCTCGGCCGTGCCGGCATCGATCGAGATCCGGATCCAGGACGACCCGCGCACCGCAACCGCGGCATGGCCGTTCAGCTTCTGGCCGTTGCTCACGATGGCAGTCTCCAGCCCCAGGCCCTGGGCGTAGAGCACGATCGATGCGAAGTCCGGATGCACGGTCGGCTCCCCACCGCCGGTAAATTGGACGGCCCGGATCCCCATCGCCTGTGCGTCCCGGAGGATCTCCAGGGCCTTGTCCGTCTCGATCATCCGGTTGGGGTTGTGGTTGTACGTACCGTCCGCATCGGTGACACCGAAAAGCTGGTTGCTGGAGTAGCCGGACATTCGGTAGGCGCAAAAGTTGCAATTAGAGATCGCTATGCCGTTGGCGAGATAAGATCGCACCGGAGGGCAGGAGATGTTGTAGACGCGGATCGATCCCGAGACAGGTCGAACCGAATCAATCGGTCGAAGTGCCAGACCCCGCTCCACTGCGAGTTCGGCGAGGCGAAGTCCTCCAGGATCGTCGATAGCTTGGTAGGGATCCTCTTGCGATGGTCGGCGGGACAAAAGATCACCAGACACGCCCATCCCGATCGCCGGTAGTGTGCCGCCATTGGAATCCCGTAGTTTGCTGGATTCCGGCGTTGAATTGAGCCACCGTTGAAAATGCCATTCGAGGTGATCTCGATCACCTTCTTCTGCTTCAACACTCGGAAGTCTGGATTCTTTCGATTGATCCAAAGGCGACCATTTCCGCGGAAACTGATCGGGAGAGAGTGAACCTTCGCGAAGTTCCGAAACCTCAGTTCGATCTTGGACGGCGATCGAACCATCTCCCGCGAACGTCTGGCCCTGGCTGCGATGCTTGGATCCTTCATCGGATTGTTGGTGCGCATTCGCTCCGCTACACGTTGTCGGTGCTGTGGAGAATGAAGGTTCGTCATTCCGCGAACACAATGCCCAGTTCGGTAATTCGACCAATAGTTCCCCGCCCCGAACCCATGGACATTCACTGGAGTACCGCACCCGCAGAGGCACGAAGGAGCTACCTCGCCTTTCGTTCTCCTTCGCAAAACGCTGACCTTCTTTGCATATCTCGATGTTTGGTTCGTCTGCGCATGACCGAAGATGTACGCTCCCCAACGCCTCTGCCTTGGGTTCCATTTCGGCGACTGACCGCATCCGCAACCGCACAACGGCGGAGTCCCGATTGGCGCTGAGATCCTTCGCCGCTTTCCAGCCATTCTGGGTGAGGATTGGGTGGTCCCCGGTTGCTCTGACGACTCGTCCGTCGCACCTGATTTCGAACACGTCGTCGGCGAGTCGATTCCCGATGCAGTCGACTTTGACAACGGACCCATCTGGCCCACAGACGTAGTCGCCGACTTGGATCGTTTCGATTGGTCGCTCGCCATCTGGACATTCTACTAGCGTCCCTGCAGGGACGCAATCGTGATTACACAAATCTGACAAGATCAGCTGCAGATGCACCGGGTTCGGTTGCCCGCCCTTGGCGATCTCCATCAGCCGATCCGGATGATGGGCGGCCTTGTTGGTCGCGTACGGGTTCATCGGAGTAACTCGTAGGTTCCGATCACAACCGTTTCTTCTGGGTTGGGACCTTGGTGGAGTTGCTTCCAACCGAGTTCGCACAGTTGCTGGTGGGTCCACTGGACCCGGTGGGTCTCGTGGGGGTTGCCCCAATCTTCGCCTTCCTGGGGGCAGTCGGTGATCGGGATCGTCAGGTAGACCGCTGCCTTGCTCCCGTCGCGCAGTCGTCCGACCAGGTCAAGCGCATCGCTCAGCGACAGGTGCTCCAGCACATCGCCGAGGATCACGACATCGTAAGTGTCCCAGTCGCGAACCTTGCGCAGATCGATCACCCGAACCTCGTCATAGATCTGGTGGAGACCGAACTGGACGAGGTAGGAAACCCAGATCTCGATGGCGACGAGGAACGGAGGTGTCTCGATCCCGCTGGTCGCTTCGCGGATGAGCTTTCCCCATTTGCCGGCGCCTGCGCCCACGTCGACAACCCGTGGTGACTCCCTTTCTATGATGCGCTGGAGCATGAGCAGTTGGCCTTTGTAGGGCTGCTGGCTATAGGGCATAGGTCCGCGCCTCGCGAGCCGTCTGGAAGCCGCCCCTCGAAATGGCTTCGCTCAGCCGCCGATTGATCTCGTCCTTCAAACGAACCCGTTGCTCTCCGGCTGTCCGGGCCTTCCACTCCAGCCCAGCGATCTTCTCCGTGTCGGGATGCTCCTTCCTTCGTTCCGCCAGGATCGACTCGTTGGCGTGATAGCATTTGATATTTTCTATTGAGAGCTTGTCGATCATCTCGCCGATCGAGCACAGGTAGTCGTAGACCTCCGGCGTGCTCATGCCCGCCTCGCTTCCGTCACGTACCAGTAGCTCTGGTACTCGGGCCACTCGTTGCGACACCGGGTATCGAGCATCACGCCGCCGCACGCCTTGACGAGCAAGGCTGCGTAGTCTGGGTCTCGCACCATCCGCCCCCCCATCATGGAAGGAGTGTTTTGGACGTGGGGCGTGCCTTCCTCGCCCACGATGGATTCGGGCAGATTGTTCTCGCCCGGCACATGGGAGCCGGCCCACTGGATGACGAAGCGTCCGTGCTCGGTGAGCGACCGGAAGACGTGTGGGAATTGCCAGATGATGTCGGCCTCGCTCATGTGCTGAGTCACCAGGTGGGAGATCGCAAGGTCGAAGGAATCAGACGGCAAGGCTCCAGCGAGCCGGTGGAGATAGCCTCGTTCGGTGCAATCCAGCACGGTTTGGAGAGCCCGCTCGCAGATGTCGAGGGCGCTGACGACGCAGCCGCGCCTGGCCATCTCATGAGTGGCATGCCCGCGGCCTACTCCGATCTCCAAGACACGCAGGCCCTTCCTGAACTTGTGCTCGGGGATCCCGAGGTACTTCGAGTAGTTGGCGAGGTGGCTTCCAGTGAGGGCGGTTTCCTTCTGCTCCTCGTGGTAGCGCTGCCAGTTCTTCTCCATCTGTAGAGTTGCTGCGTCCATCACTTTCCTTCTTTGAGGTGTGCGAATCGTTTCGGCTTTTGCTGGCGCCGCTCGACAGCTTCGTGGTGGTAGCAGATCGAGTCCTTACAGAGCACGAAGCGGGCCCCTCCCTCCGCGCAGCGCCCGAAGAAACGACGATCCGGCGCATCCTTTTGCCCATCGAGAGAGACTTCCCATGGTCCGTACCGCTCCCACCAGGAGCGATGGAGGATGTAGGGGAAGGTGGCGATCGCCCGCCAGCCCCCGGCCTGATCTGCCGTGACCACACGATCCAGATAGAGACGATCGTGGAGGGTCCGGAAACGCCCGGTCTGGAACTTCCCGTATTCGGGAATCCCGAAGTTGGCGGTCACCACGCCCATGCCTTCACCCTTGATCGGGGTCACGTGGACGGAGTTCGGGATGGTCTCGGGGTTGGCCCGGCGGACCAAGTTGACGAGCCAGTTGCTCCCGAAGGCCATATCGGTGTTGACCAGGCACACGTAGTCGGCCCGCTCGTAGCCGTACTCGAAGCCGGCATTGAACATGGCGCGGAGGTTGGGCAGGTAGTCGAGGCGCGGGTTGGTCTCGTAGCGGCCTCCCGCAATGCCCTGCTGGGCCAGCCAGCGGTCGACTTCCACGGTGGGATCCCAGGTCATCACGTGGTAGTCGACTTCCTGACCGGCGTTCTCCCGAAGCATGTCGCTGGAGAAGCGGAGCATCTCGTAGGCGGCGGTACAGAAGTTGATGACCGCGACCCTCATATGGCGACCTCCTGGAGCGTCGCGAGCAGCGCACGACGGACGGCGCCATGCCTTGGGAGCGTCTCCGGGGTGGTCTTCTGGCTCCAGTCGCTGTTGGTGCCGCCGTACCATTCGATCCCAACGGTCTGTTCGGGGATTCGAGGGTAGTCATCCGCTTCGAAGAGCCACCGTCGATACTTGGCCCAGAGATGGCCCGCCCATGGGTTCAAGATCGTCTCGGGAAGCGTGCCCGGTACGGTCTGGTCGAGACACTGCTCGCCGCAGCTCGCGTAGACCTGGGGGTTACAGGCGAGCATCGCGTTGGCGAGCGCCTTCTCCCAGACCGGATCAGGGGAGCCCGCAAGGAGCGAGATCGTGGCGTAGCCGGCTCTGGGAAGCCCCGAGTAGCGGACGAAGTTGACCGGGCCGCGGAACTGGGGGAGCGGCTTCAGCCAAACGATGTCCATGTCTGCGACGACGCCTCCGAGGTTGGATAGGATCCACCAGCCGAGCATGTCGCAGGTCTGGACATCAGGAGCCCGGAAGGCCGCCACCTCCGGTGCTAGGTTTTCGAGATAGACGATCTCGACCGGAAGCGTCTTGATGCGTGGGAACCAATCCGTGCTTGGCTCAGGGCGTTGAAAGTCCTGCTTCTCGGCCCAATCGTAGGAACCGCGCACGGGGTCGCGCCGGACCACGAGGCGGATGTCTTCATGGAACCGGCAAGCCGAGACCAGGGTCATGTACCGGAGCCACGACATGGTCGGTTGGCCCCAGAAGAACCACAGGGGACCGGTCATTCGCTCTCCGCCACGGTTTGGTTGTCGTCGGCTTCCTCGAGTTCAGCGGCTTTCTTGGCCGCATCATCGAAGCGCAGCGGTTTGCCTGCATCGATCGTCTGCCCTGTTTCGGCGTCGATCACGAAGAACCAGCCGGACACTCCCGAGGGCGTCACACGGTAACGGATGCTCATGAGGGCTTCTCCTCTTCATCTTCGCGTGGCGGATGACCCGCCCGGTCTACCATCAGGATCACCTCAGAGATCGCACAGAGCGCCAGGATGCGGCCATCGGTGCTCCGGATGACGGTGAGGTCGTCGCCACCGATGCAGCGGAGTTCTTCGCCGGCCTCCATGACGAGGCATCCGGTGTCCTGATCGAACTTCACCGGCCGCGTTCCTTATCGTAGGCACGCTCGGCGTCGGTTCTGGGGTCGGGTGCTCCGTGGAACTGATTGCTGTTGTCGAACTTGCTCGCGCAGGTATCGACTGTTTTGTCATCAGGTGGTCGGCACACCTTGGAATACTCTCGATAGCCCTGACCAGTGCCCAAGTTGGTCGAATCACGGAATGGTCCATCGAAGTGTACCGGAGTCTCCGAGACGGCTTGGGAGTCGGCCATGTGGAGTTTGTATCGACGGACCACGTCGACCGCGGCAGCGAACTCAGTGTCCTTGACGTTCCGTTCCGTTGTGATGACAACACACTCGTCGGGGACGATCTCGATCGTCACGCGCCGTACTTCCGTGCCGTTGAGATCAACCCCGAGCGCCTCGAGCAACTCGTGGGCGATCGCGTCAGTTCCGGCAATGGCTCTACTGGGCATGGGCGATACCCTCCTTCATGTTCGAGCACTTACGAGTCATCCATTGATCGACGTAGAACTCACCAGGCATTCCAATCTCGTTCCTGAAGGCATGGCATGCGCCAGACGCTCCATCAGACCAGTCTTCAACCGCATCGTCAGCTAGCAGGATTCCACCGGGCGATAACTGACTCCATGCCCATCGCAATGCAGCGAGTTGTGGTTGATGATGGTCGAGGTCGACATAGGCGCACGCCAACGGCAGGGCCTTCGGAAAGCATGCTGGGACAAAGCCTGCATGGACCACGTATTGAGACTGCGAAAGTCCCAAGTCGCTCATTGCTGCATGAAAGCCGTCAACCCCACCAATGCTGAATCGCCCCTTCGGATAGTTGGCACCATCGGTTGGGCCGGGGGCAGCCATGCCTTGGAAACTATCGAACGCATGGGCCTTTTTTCCGTACCGGTGCGCCGCAGCAACAATGTGCTGAAAGGTGGCGCCGGAATACACTCCGATCTCTGCATAGTCTCCTTCGATGTTTCGTGCCAGATGAAAGACCTTGTGGATCATTTGGATCTTGCGCTGACGCTGCTTCGGCGCTGCCGATAGCGCTGAGTTCTTGATCGTCTTCATCGCGCCACCTGCTCTGGCACCATGGCCCGCGCCTCTTCCAACCACCGCACCCCCGTCACATCCGCTGGTCGGGGCGAGCCGTGGAAGCAGACCACCCGCGCATCTGCAGGAAGCCTCTGCCCCGAGCGGCTCCGGATGTGCTTCTTGTAGCTGTAGATTCCAGAAATGGCCTGATCGATGCTGGGCCAGGTGGCGCCGGCCGGCCGGTTGAGTTGTTTGAAGAGCCAGTCGCCATCGCCACGGTAGTGCCCACTCTGGAACGTCCCATCGACCCCGCCGCGGCGGTTGCGCCAGGTCGCCCCTGCGGCATCGATCTGGAACTGGTGGACGATCTCTTGCTGGGACCCTTTCCAAGCGAGAATCCCTGAATTACCCCGACCGCTATTGAAGTCTCGGAGCATCAGGATTACCTGTGGGTCAGGGTGCTTCGCCAAGTGGGCGAAGATCGGACTGAGATCGCCCACCACGACCGTATCGAGGTCGAGATAGACCATGGGGCCGGGGATCGTGAAGATTTCGATCTTGCTCCACCAACCCGGCCATGTCTCGCGAAGGCGCAGCGGGAAAACGACCGTGCCTTCCAGCGGACCGCAGGCGCTTGTCACCTCGCTGGCCAGATCGGTCAGGCAGATGAGCCGGATCTTGTGGTGTGGATGGTTGCGGACGAGTCCTGCGGCCAGGTTGCGGACGTACTCGCCGGAGTAGTCCCCGCCCGATCGGTAGACGCAGCAGAACGGAAGTGTGTTCTGTGCGGCGGCATTCATGCCGGCACCTTGAGCGGTGGCAAGACCGTCTCAGGATCAACGATCGGCCAGACTAGGAGGTCCGAGCCAGGCGTCGCGTTCAGGACCTCGACACCCTGGGCAGCGATCGACTGCGCCAGCAACGGAAATCCGGTCAGGTAGCGCTTGAAGGTTCTGGCGTTGACGTCCTTGAAGACATGGTCGGGATGCCAGTTGAGCCCGTTGCGGTCGTGCATGTCGTAGCCGAGAAGGACGATGCGCTTGACGCCGAAGTGGTAGGCCAGGTTGATCGCGGCGGCTCCCGAACTGAGGTTCCAGGAAAGCTGTCCAGAATCAAGGCTGAGGTTCTGCCGTCCCTGGATCTTGCGGAGCCTGTGGATGCCAGGCTCTTTGTCATGGCGCTGGCACGTCGTCACTTTGAGGCCGGGCCAGCGACGCAGGTCCCCGCGGTGATGCTCCTCGTCATCCAGCCACGGGCAGTCGCCGTAGAACATCACGTCGATCCATGTGCCGAGCTTGTAGGCGTTGTTGATCGCGATGACGTGCTCGCCGCGCAAACGGTTCACGTCGATCTTCTTGAGGCTGGGGCCACCCCCCAGGATGAAGCACGTCTGGCCGGGCCAGAGCCGCGGCACGCGCCACTGGCTGGTCATTTGGCCTCCAGGACCTGGGGCAGGAGCGATCCATGTGGGCGCCCACTCTTATGCGCTCCTGCCCCATTGCACCACCATCGTCGGCTCGGCATCTCCGATACCTACCTTCCGTGCCTAGACGCTGTAGTGCTGGAGACCCGAACGGCCTTCCTGGTCGGCCCGGATCAGCGGGATCATGATTGCCATGACCTTGAAGTTCAGGAGCATCCCACCGTGGGTTTCCCACTGAACCACCGTGACCGGCATCGCGTTGACGACCTGAACCGTTTCGGCCTGCATCTCGACCAGCACGACCTGGTCGGCCGCGAGCTTCTGCGAGACCCGGATTCCGCGGATGCCTTCAAGATCCATGAGCCGCTGGCGGATGGTCTTGTCGCTCTCCGCCTTGTAGTCGTCGCCCAGAGCGGTCATGTAGCCGCCCGGGACGTAGAGCATGAAGGGTCCGTAGTGGAGATCGTCGAAGGCCGACTGGATCATGCTCTGGACATCGCCCAGAATCTGAGCGCCCGTCGCCGAGTCCCAAGCCGCCGTCAGGCTTCCCGTGTTCCGGGTTGTGGCGTCGGTGTAGCCGCGGATCGTGTAGGTGCCGAAGGTGTAGGCTGAGGCTCCATTGAAGAGGATGTCCTCGATCTTCTCTGCGACCTTCCGGCTCGCGATCTGCGCCTGGGTGAAGTCGAGCGGGCTTGCGCCCCGCCGCGATGCCTCCAGCTTGCGGATTCCGATCTGGAAGTCCTTGTGGACGATCGGCAGGGGCAATCCCTTGAGCGTGTACTCGAGGGTGTCGTTCTGCCCCTTGACGAGCCCGTCCATCGAGAGGATGGCCGGGTTCATGTCGCTCTCGTCCTCGTACTCGTAGATGGTCGTGCCGAGGCCGTTCTCGATCGGGATGTCCAGGCCGGCTCGGGCCAAGTCTCCGATCCCGACCAGCCGCTCGGTGGCGATCTTCACGACCTGATCGCTCATCTGCTTCCACTGGTCCTTGCGGAGCGTGTCGTTCGTCCGCAAGCAGTTCACGTCCATGTTGTTGCGCAGCAGTTTCGTCGCAACATCTCCATGGGCGATCCCATTGTGGATGAAATCCACCTGGGCCGGGCCTTTCACCAATCCTTGTGGCATTGCGAGGCTCCCTCCTCTTTTCTGGGTATGGCCGGGGTGCCTCTTTCCTTGGCTTCCGGCCCCTTGTTCCTAGACGCAGACCACCGCGATCCGAGTGTTGGCCGAAGCAGCGTCGACGGCCTCGATCGCCTTGAAGCGGACCGCTTCCGTCGAGAGATAGCTCGGGGTATCGACGTCAGCCGCCTGGAGCGTCCCATCGCCGGCCGACTCCAGATCGTCACCGATCGCGACGTTCTCGCCGAGCTTGAGCCAGGCCGCGACCTCGTCACCCGACTCGAAGATGCCCATCTTCGCCTGGTTGGCGGTCACGTAGGCATCGGCCACGGCCTTGCCTTGGTTCTCGTCTTCCAGAGCGAACATGAGCTCGCAGTTGCCGCCGGCCGTCGCGTGCTTCTTGACTCCGGTGCTGGTCCGCTCGCAGAGATGGCCTGGCGTGATGGCCTCGTCCGCCTCGAACTCCACGATGGTCGGATCCCCCTTCAAGAGGATCGTCCGGTAAGCCATGAGTGTCCTCCTTGCCCCCGTTCCCTCGGGGCGCGTTCAGTCCCTATCCCCGTTCCCTCGGGGACTCCGCAGCGCTAGACCTTCTGGGCCCGGAGCGCGTCCATCACGTTGGGCATGGGCTCGATCGCGTCTTCGTTCGCGACTGGCCGCGGGGATCCGCCGTTGGCTGCGAAGTTGACCGTGGTCTCGGCAAGCTCCGCGAGCGTCTCCAGCTCCTCGATCTCCTTGGCTTCGAGCTGCTCCTTGGTGAACTTGCAGCGCTCGTTCGTCATGAGCGCGCTCACGAGGGCATTCTTCTGCGCTCGATCGCGGGCCAGGGCACGGTTGAGAGAGGCGGCGATCTCGGGTGGAGCATTCGCCACGAACTGCTCTGCCGTCTGCTTCGCCGGCTCGGGAGGAGTGGGCGGAGGCGGTGGCGGTGCAGGAGGCGTCACCTTCTTCGCGAGATCCGCCTCCAGTGCGGTGAGCTTTGCGACAGTGGCCTCGGCGTTCGCCACCATCTTGGTGAGGGTCATCTCCTCGAGCGCCTCCAAAGACGCTCGATCAGCCTCCTCGAAACCGCAGTTGCAGCCGACGATCTTGTCGACCAGTTCCTTCTTGGACACGCTTTCCTCCTCATTCTCGGCCGGCGGCGTGCCGGGCGTTGTCTCGTTCCCAACAGGCACCTCCGGCTCATCATCCGAGAGTGCTTCGAGCAAATCGCTGACCAGCTTCCTGGCGCGAACGAACACGGTTGGCTTGGGCATGGAGCCTCCTTGCGCCTGCGCAGCACGCACCCCGCAACCGTCTTGCCGGCTGCAGGCACCTTTGCCTCCCGGAAGGAGTGCGAGGTGATCGGGTTGGTAATTGCGGACCGTCGACTCGAAGGCTTCGCCGTGCCAGACGCCGGCAATGCCGTCAGCCGCGTCGAAGAGACCGGTGGAGACCTCCAGCGTGCCGGCCTCGATCTCGGCAACCACCCGTTGGTCTATGCGGCTGGCTTTCTCTTCATCGACCCAGAGTTCACCGACCAGCTTTTTGCCATCGTCCTTGGACTGAACATTGAAAAGCCAGCCCACTCCGCGTTCTGCGATCACTTCGGGCGTGCGGGCGGAAACGAAGTCATCACCCCGCTTGGGGTGGATCACGGGAAGCGGCATGCCGTTCCATCGCTGGGCGGATTTCTCGATCTCGCGGGCCGGATAGAAGACTGCCCCACCGCTACCCTTGTGAACCCCCTCCACGAGAAGGACGACGGGCGCCACGATGTGCTTCTTGCCGTCGAACATCTCGCGGCGAAGGGCGTTGGCCTGGATCTCGGCAGCGTTCATGCGGGCGGCGGACTCGAACATCATGGGCGAATGCCCGTGTTCCTTGAGCCACTTCCGTGCCATCGCGGGGGTGAAGTGGGCTGCGTCGAAACGGATCGCCTGCAGGACCGATTTGCCGTTCTTCATCCCGAACACGGCGTCGATGCCTCGGCCGAACTTGTTGTTCTTGCGCCGGATACGATCGAACTGCTTCGGATCGGCCATCCGGGCGGCGTGTTCGGTCCGAAAGGGCATCACTCACCCCCTGCTTCGGGAAGCATTTCGAGCGCTTCGACGAGATACTGGCGTGCCTGCAACTCGATATCGAGCCCGCCGTAGCTCTTTTGGCTCAGGCACCGCATGGCTAACTGCAACCGTTCTCGGAGCGGCTCCACCCACATTTCAGAGGTCACTTCGGGAGCGCAAATTGCCAACTCCAGCCGGATGTGCTCCGGCATATTGACGGTCAGCCCTGGAAACCTCTCACTGGCCATTCAGTTACCCTGTTCCGATTCCGGGTTCGCCAAAGAGTCTCCGCATAGACGTACGTCCTTGGCAACACAAATCTTATCTATTCTCGACAACAATGCCGAAGGTCCGTTCGTCAATTCTCCCGGCGGAGGTCGTGATCTGGTTGGCGACGGTGTAGACTTCGCCGGCCGTTCCCCCCGAGAGCCAGACCGTGGTGGTCGTCTCGGTATTGCTCTCGGAATCCTTGGTGAGCCCTGTCTGAACGGTCCAGACCGAGTCCGTGATGGTCTCGCCGCTGGAGAGCCAGTCGTCCGCCTCCCAGTCGAATCCATAGTCTAAGGTCGCATCTGGGTCTTTGCGGAAAGTGCGTATCAGCGTCGTCATGGCGTGCTTGTCCTCTCTTCGGAATCGACAGATTGGGTCCTGGTCTCTCGTGAGGGTGCGATGAGTCCGCTCCGAGGCGGGATCGGGATGCTCCTCACTCTGGGCGGAACTGCCATCGATCGCAGTTCTTGGGCGACGATGATGGTGCGTTCGGGCGAGAGCGGGATCGGCTCCAAGGCGACGTCGAAGATCGTTCCCGAGACGCTGGCCACGCCCTCGGCCAGCCCCATGAGAAGACCGCGGCCGAAGAGGGTTCCGGTAACTGAGGCGGATCCGGCGGCAGACCCGGCAATGGCGCCACCAGCATGGATGGAGCCTGAGACGGTCGCCGAGCCCTGGGCGAGCCCCGCCAAGAGTGCGCGACCCGAAAGCGTGCCGAAGACAGACGCGAAGCCTAGGGCGGACCCCTGAACGGCGCCTTTCCCTTTCAGAGTCCCCTGAACGGTGCTGGAACCCAGTGCGAAACCGGCAATGGCGCCGGAAGAGCGAACCGTTCCAGTGACTGTGGAGGTGCCTTCGGCCAGACCGCCCAGAAAGCCCGTCGCAGTGATGGTTGCGGTGACGGTGGCCAGACCCAACGCCAGTCCAGCGATGGCCCCACGGGCCGAGAGGGTGCCAGATACGGATGCGGAGCCTGCGCTACTGCCGGCCACTGCGCCCCGGCCCGTGATGGTTCCGGAAACGGTGGAGGTTCCGGCTGCGGTGCCGGCCACGACGCCTTTGCTGGCCACCGTGCCGGTAACGGTCGCGACTCCTGCAGCGGATCCAGCGACGGCGCCTCGGGCTGTAAGAGTGCCTGAGACGGTGGCGGTGCCGCTGGATGTGCCGTCGATCGCGCCTCTGGCGGTAATGGTGCCGGTAACGGTGGCCGTCCCGGAGGCAGACCCAGCGATAACGCTGTGGTGCGTGATGCGGAGTTGGCCCCGGGCATCCCCGAGGCCGCCGTTGTTCAGCTCGACGTACCATTCCGCCGTGTTGTCCGAGGCTGACTGATCTTCGAGGCGTATGTCGGTGATGCCGGATCGGTTCAGTGCATCGGGCGCGTTTGGCCCAAGATCCGCCCAGATCGCCGAGGTCGGAGGGACTGGTGGGTCACCCAAAGCGTCGACGATCGATCCGCCTGTGAACTCACCGACATCGCCATCGAGAGTTCCAAGTACGAAGTCGCCGAAGTAGACGTACCACTGCCAGAATGACGGGTTGCCAGGACTGGAAAGCGGTGCAAATTTAGGGTTGAGATAGAGTTCGACCTTGGTGATGACATCGCCAGCGGGGATGCCAGTCGCAGCGTCCGAGGTGTCGAAGGAAAAGATCCCTCGGTACTCTTCGACGAACGCCCCTCCTGCCGAGTATGCTTTGCCGACATCGGCAGTGGGGGTGTAGGCGCCGTAACTTGATCCGTCGTACCAGACTGTGCCGGAGTCTGGGCGGATCGCGAAGATGGTGACCTGGGCCACGGCGCTACCTCAGGGGGTCAAGCTGCGGGCGTGACCTGGAAGAGCGCCCGAATGAACGGCTCGGCCGCCGCGATCGTGCTGAAAGAGTTCCAGACCGCTTGTACCTGGGCCTCCGGTACGGTTTTCTCCCAAGTGAAGACGACCTCAGTCGGTTCCGATCGGCCCGCTACGTCGTCCCACGATTGGATCACGAAGCCGCCGTCTGAGATCTCCAGAGCGTTCTCGGTCGCGATCTCCAAGAAGCGGGTGAAGACTGCGTTGTGCGTTGCGGCTGTAACTGCTTTGCGCCCCGTTAGGCGGATGCGTACGTTGGCCATCAGTCCTCCGTGACTCCCAGATCGGTTGAATACCAGAGGCTGCGTGGATTCATATACTAATCCTCCTGTACATCCAGGTCCCCGATGGCCGCTTCCGGCTGGACGCCGTTGCTGATCGCGAGGCTGGCGGTGAGAGCTCCGGAGTACAGGAGAACGCCAGCGCCGGCCGAGGCGATCCCGATTCCAAAGTGAGTGGCTGTCTCGGAACCTCCCGTGGCCTGGGGCCAGGTCACTGCGGCGGTGTTGGAGACGTTGTTGCCCGACACGGTCCAGCCGCCAGAGGTCCGGGCGACCGCGACTCTGGCGTAGCTGGTGTAGGCGCACTCGCTGGTGGTCTGGTCACCCGCTTCTCCGGGATCACCGGTGTGGAGCGAGACATAGAGGTCGGTGGCCGGCGAGCTGGTGTCGTTCTCGGCGATGTCCGCGAAGGCCGTCCCGTTAAACACCAACAATAGCCAAGAATTTTCGTGTACATTGGACTTGCTCATTTACTCTCCTTAGACCCGTTCCCTGGGTCTGTCGGCGTCTTCCATGGACTCTTCAGGAGTCGGCATCTTGGGCTTGGTACGTGTGCTCTCGGGGAGTCGCGGGATCTCCTCACCCGCGTCGGACTGTGCGACCACCTGATCCACCCAACTCTCGTCCATGGCCAGGATGTCGCGGAGGACGAAGGCCATCGGGAGCGCCTTCTCGGCCCCGGTCCGATAGAGGTGGGCGAGCGCTTTCGCCTTGAGTTCCCCGATCTGCGCCATCTGCTGGGCACCCTCGGTGACCAAGGCTGGCCAATCGATCGTGTACTCGCCGTTCTGGGGCTCGGGGAGCGCTCCGTACTCAATGAGCCGGTCGATGAAGGGGCGGAGAATCTGGATCTCACAGTGTTCTCGCCGCCGGCTGTCGATGTGATCGAGCCACATCTGCTGATCCTGACCGCCTGCGAGTTCACCCTTCTCGGCCCCGAAAAGGACCCGCTTGGGGATCCGCATGGCTGCCGCGATGAGGTCCTTCTGGACCTCGACGTGCCCTGTTGGGTCAGCTACTTCTGGTTGGAGCGTCTCTACCGTGACGCCCTGGAGGCGAAGGATCCGGGTGAGATTGTGGGTGAACTTCTCCGCCTCGGCCTTCATGTCGTCCAAGGTCTGGGCGCCCAGCCTGGCTTGTGGGTCCAGCTTGAAGTTGTAGCCGGGGAAGGCTCCCCGCCAGAACATCTCCGATGACCCTCCAGCCAAAGTCTCGAGGTCCTGAAGCCGGTTCCAAATCGGCTCCAGGCTGGGGGAACTCATCGTCTGGTCATCGAGCGGGTCCTGGACGATGTGAATGAGACGCGACCAGTGGCAGTTGGTCGACCGGGTCGATTCGCCACCGGTCCTCAGTTGCAAGGAGTAGGTTTCGGGCTGCCCGAAACGTGGGTTGGTCTCGTCGGTTTGCCAACTGGTCGGAGTCGCGCCCACCTGGCTGAATGGAGTCAGGTAACGGACGGTGCGCTGGGGGCTCAGGCGCAGGCCCAGCAAGTTCCTCCGACCCGCCACGGGCATGGCGAAGTCTCTGTTGTCATCGAAGCCGATGAAGAGTGCCGCATACGAACCGATGGAAACGAGCCGGTCGGCGCGAGCGAAGTAGTGCCATACCTTTAGCTTCCTCGCCAGGGCGATCCATGCCGTTTCGAATGGGGTGTCCTTGGTCGTGGAGTCGACGATGCGGGGCCTTTGCCGCCAGCAGGCACTCACGGGAGCGTCGATGACGGCCCGTGCGACATCTTGTCGGAGGTACCGTGCCAAATAGTCACGGTAGAGGATGGTCTTCTTGTAGCCGAGGGCGCTGTAGAGGTCCCGGTCGCCATCAAACGACTGCCCGAGCCGGGAAGCGATGCCGGCCCGGCTCGTGATCTCCGAGAGCGCTCTCAGGGCTCCAATCGTTCCGAGGATGTCAGAATCGGTTCCATCCCCGTTGCCATTGGCCGACGCCATCTGGTGCCTCCCTGCCGAGGTTTCACGTGAAACCTACCAGACCCCCACTTTGCCGCCGGCCGTCAGCATGTGGAAGGCCCCGCTGGAGGCATCCACCTGGTCGGCCGTGCAGCCCTTCGATCCATCGAAGTTTTCGAGCTCGCGGAGATATGTCTCGTTCCACTGACCGCGCAGCAGTTGCACGTTGTTCGAGCCGCACTGGGACGAGAATGGCTTCGCGCGGTTCATTTTGCTCTCGCGCACGAGGTTGATGGAGACGTTGTACCCCGAGAGCCGGCGCGCCTGATACTGGGCCTCTGACTTCCCTGCCTGGCCCGGATCTTGCTCAATGATCTGTTCGACCTCGTGCCCGTCCGCCTCGGCGGTCACTCCGATGACACGCTCGACCTCGGCGGGTAAGCCTTGGAAGCGTACCACGTCCAGCACGATCCATCTCTCCTGCTCGGTGACCCCCATCTTGACGCCGGCCGTCCAGGAAGCGTCAGGGACTGGCTTGCCGTCCTTCATGGGAGTGGCGGCGCGGTCCCAGTAGCGGACGACCTGGGAGCAGTAGGGTTCATGCTCGACGAAGGGTAGGAACCAGTCGCGCTTGAAGAAGCTCCCGGCGGTCTCGCGGATGTTCCAGTTCCCGTAGCGGAGCCGCTGCTTGTCCACATGGGTCAGCGACTCCAGGCTCGCCACGTAGTCGGGGTTGCGCTCGATCAGGATCTTGTTGTCCTCGACCGAGGCCGGGATGAACGTGAGGCTCCGCGGAAGGCTGTCTTCCCCATACTTCTTGACCAATTCTTCCCGCGTGTCCGCGAAAACGGGCTCCTGGCCTCGGAGCAAGAACCAGCGCAAAACGCCCGATCGTTCAGGAATCGCGAAACCGGTCGTCTCATCGATCCACCAGCCGATGAACCAGCGCAGGAAGGAGTCCGGATTGGGGTTGCAGGTACCGCGCATGTACGGTCGTATCTTCGCGTTAGACCGGTTGCGCGAGAACATGTAGGAGAACTGCTCGAACTCGAACGATTCGAGCTGGTCGAACGCGATCATGGTGATCTGCGCGCCGTCCCAGGCGTAGCGGTCCTGGGGATGCTGCATGTGGGCGAAGGAGATCGATGCCCCGCTCGGGAATCTCCAGCTCAGAGTCGAGACGCTCGGAACGGCCCCGAGCATCTGATAGATCTCATAGGAGGTGTCCCACAGACCTCCCTCTTTTCGCACCTGGGCGTAGGTGCGCCGGAAGATCACGCAGCGGAAATGTGGGTCGCTGATCCCGCGCAGTGGATCCATGAGCAAGGCCCAGGTCTTACCACCACCCGCTTGCCCTCCCAGGATCGCGATATCGGCGTCGCTTCGGAGAAACGCCTCCTGGGGACCCTCTTGAGGCTTGATGACGGCGCTCTCTTGGACCCGGTTGGAGACCTTGGGCGCCCATGGGCCTTGAAGATGGCGCGGTTTTCCGATATGGCCGCGCGGCATCTAGGACTCGCCGGTGGTGGTGGGGATTTCCTTGGTTTTCTTCGGGCTTTTGCTTGGTTCGTCCCGGAAGTTGCTCGGGATGTAGACAGCAACCGCCAGGCTCTGCCGATTGGTGGCCCCTTCCTGCGTGTGGATCTTTCGTCCCCACCGCTGAGGGAACCGCCGTTCTAGCATCCAAGCGGCTGCTGTCCACTCGCGCACAGGAATCTCATCCTCGACGATCTTCTTGCTCCCGTCCGCGTAGGTCGTCGTGGTGGTGCGCTTGACGGTGTAGCCTTCAGCCTGCCGTTCGATGAGGCGAACGAGCGACATCTCCGACTTGGCGAGTGCGCGGCGGATTGCGAGATAGAACTCGTGGTACTCGCCGGACTCTTTGTCGCGCCCTTTTACGAGCCATTTCCTCAAGTTTGCTGGCTTGATGTCAGCGTAGGCGCAGGCGACATCGAAGTGAGCCCCACGTTCGAGCGCCTCAATGACATGCCCACAAACCTCGGGTCCGAACTTGCCCCCGGAGCGCTTGCCGCGGTCCTTCTCGAGAAAAATCTCACGGTCAGTGGCAAGGAGGCTGTAGTCCTCCTTCTTGTCAATTTCCTGAGTTGGCATTGGCCAGATCCTTGCCAGTGAGGATGTCGACCGCCTCGGCTGCAGTCGCGACACGGAGCGCCCGTTCGAGCCGGTTCCGCAGAACGTCTACGGGCAAGTCACGGTCGCTCGGGATGGCCGGCTCGACCTTGGGCCAGTACGCATGGTGGCGCCGCTTCAGATGGAGGCGGAGCCGGGCCATCTCCTGGCTTTCTTGCTCGCCCACCTCCGCAGCGGCAGGGTCGGCCGGAGCAGCAGGCGGCTTCGGCCTCAGCTGGTTGGGCGGTGGATGCGCATCGAGGTCGGGCAGCTCAGGCGGTTTCTCAGTGGCCTTGCAGTACTGGCAATCCTCACTGGGAAAGGCTTGGTGGTAGCGGTTATGAAACCGCTTGTCCGTGGTCATAATAGCCATCCTTGGCCAAGCGAGCGGGCGATGCGCGGGGTGGGGGTGCGTCCCCGGCACCGCCCGCCGCTCAGATCGCAAACTTCAGACTGGACGCCCCGGACGCTAGCCCAGAACGACAAGGTGGGCAAGCGATTATTCGATACGGTTGCCCTTTGGTGTAGGAAATACCGGTTGGCTCGAAGCCGGCTCGGGCCTAGATTGGTTCCGGTCAGAGGTTCCGCATGATTTCAGACGGTGTCCGGCTCCGGGTTCTTGCCGATCCAGGAGCCTCTGACAGATCCTTCTGCTGACGCGACCTGGAGCCGGGCTTCCCTTGGGTGGGGGTGCTTTTGGATCTACGTGACTATCAGGCTCGGGCCGTGGCCCAGGTATCCTCTCAGATCGACCATACCCCTACCGTGTTGTGCCTGCCCACCGGTGGGGGGAAGACCATCACGGCAGTCGCGATCGCCAAACCCTACCGAACTCTCTGGGTTGCCCACCGTCGCGAACTCATTTATCAGGCTGCAGGGGCGTTGCGCTCGGCCGGGATCGATCCGGGGCTCATCATTCCTGGGGAGGCCGAGCGTCCGAATCAGCGCTTCCAGGTCGCATCCATTCAGACCCTGGCCCGCCGGGCCCGGCTACCTGACTGCGAACTCCTTGTGGTAGACGAAGTTCACCATTTTTCCTCAGCGAGCTACCAGATCCTCTCGGCCCCGCGCATGCTCGGGCTCACCGCGACCCCGTGGCGAATGGATGGCCGGGGCCTCAAACCTCCGTTCGAATCCCTCGTGGTCGGGGCGACCCCTCGTGAGCTCTGCGAGCAAGGCTACCTGGTAGAGCCCGACGTGTTCGTCCCTTCCCAACCGGACCTCAAAGGTCTGCGCAGCCGCGGTGGGGACTACGAGGTCCGTGCACTTGCCGAGCGGATGGACCGCATCACCGGAAGGATCGTCGAGAACTGGCGGCGGTGGGGCTGCCAGCCCGATGGCACGCCCCGGCCCACCGTGTGCTTCGCGGTCGACGTCAAGCACTCCCAGTCGATCGCCGAGCGGTTCCGCGCCGCCGGGGTCGCCTCGCTCCATATCGATGGGACCGACTCGGCACAGGTCCGGGACGAGGCGCTCCGGAAGCTCGCCAACGGAGAGCTGTCAGTCCTCAGCCAGTGCATGCTCTTGACCGAAGGCTGGGACCTTCCCTCCCTCGAGGTCGCGATCATCGCCCGGCCCACCCAGTCGCTCGGTCTCCACCTGCAGATGATCGGTCGCGTGTCCAGAGCCTGCGCCTCCAAGGGCGGCGCCACCATCTTGGACCATGCCGGCAACCATGTCCGGCACGGGCTCATGACGGACGAGCGGGATCTGACGCTGGCGGGGGTGACGCGCCGGCACAGCCCGGGGGCAGTCGCCCGGCACTGCCCCGAGTGCTATCTGCTCGTTTCGATCGGGACCACCGAGTGCCCGGCCTGCGGCGCCGCGCTGCGGGCTCTGAGCCCGCGTGAGATCCGAGAGGTCGAGGGTGACCTGGCCCCGATGGGCCCGCGCCGGGAGGCGACCTTCGAAGAGCAGCTCCTGTACTGGAGCGTTCTCGAGGAGGAGCGTCTCCAGCGTGGGTATCAGCAGGGGTGGTCGACCTGGCGGATGAAGGAACGGTTCGGTCGCTGGCCACTCGTGGTCGAGGGCAAGCTGATCGATCCGAGCAAGGCCGATAAAAGCAGCAAGGATGCTGTGCTGGCTCGCCTGCGGGCGACGGCAGCAGAGAAGGGATACAAAAAAGGATGGATCGGGTACCGCTTCAAGGCCCAGTTCGGGCATTGGCCAAGGGGGATGTAGAGCGTCATGGGACACGCCAAGGGACGGTGGACCGCCACCTAGAGCGTGAGTGCGACATTCAGGCCGCGATCCTGAAGTACTTCATCGGCCGTACCGACCTGGTGATCTGGCGGAACAACACCGGTGTGGCTCTGTTCGGCCGCACCCGGGTCAGCTACGGCCTCAAAGGCTCCAGCGATCTGATCGGTTTACGCCAACCGGCCGGTCAGCTCATCGCGATCGAATGCAAGGCGGCCCGGGGCCGCCAGACCAAAGAGCAAGTGGCGTTCCAGCGGATGGTGGAGCGTCTGGGGGGTCTTTATGTCCTGGCCCGGAGCGTGGACGATGTAAGAGCTGCCGGGCTCTAGGCAAGGGAGTAGGCGCCACGGACGGCGTCTGCGTGGGGGTAAGCATGTGGTTGGCAGCGTCATGAGCGGCCAGGCTGGCGGCACACCATGGGTCAAGCTGCGTCCTGCCGAGCTGCTGTCGAGAGATTGGGGGAAATGGATGTCCGAGCATTTCAAGCCAGCGGGGTACCTCTGCCAGATCACCCAGGCCAAGGCACGCGACATCGCGTGGATCCTGGCCGACCCACGGCTTACGGCGCTGACCTTTGCGGAATCAGCGCTCGATCCAGTGGTCCGCGCTCTCAAAGACGCTGACGAACCGGACCTTCTCCTCGACGCGATCGACCTACGCCAGCGCATCTCGCTGCGCTTGGCCATCGCCAACGCTGAGCGGCAGAGTGACGCCAGCCTCTGACATTCCCAAGGACGGGATCATGATCTTGGACCCACGCACGCCGCCCACCTGGACCTTCGTCCTGCTGAATGGCAAGGTCCCGATCGTCAAATCCTGGCAGACCGGTGACGGCGCCTCTCGTGATGCCATCGAGCATCACAAAGGCAACATCGGCCTGCGCACCGGCACTCTCTCGGGCGTCACGGTCATCGACATCGATACCGCCAAAGGCGGCACGTTGCCCGAACTGCCAGACACCGTCACGGTCCGCACCGGATCGGGTGGCCTCCACCTCTACTACCTGCCGCCACCAACACCCATCGGCAACTCAGCCTCCAAACTGGCTCCTCATGTCGACGTGCGCGGCAACAAAGGACAGGTCGTCTACCCAGGCTCGATCCACCCGGACACCGGCACACCGTACACGTGGCTCGACGGTCACGCGCCTTGGGACCTCCCGCTCGCACCGTTCCCGGAATGGGCGCTGGAACGTCTCACGGCACGCAACGGCACCACGCCCGCACCACCCGCTCAGTTACCGTCCCGGTATGCGCAGGTAGCTTTGGACAACGGTGTCCAAGCGATCCGCTCCGCTTCCGAAGGCTCTCGTAACGAGACCCTCAACCGTGTGAGTTTCGGCATCGCCCAACTCGCGACGGGCTTCCCGGACGAGCGGTCTGCTCAGGACGCTCTGCGCCAAGCCGCACTCGAGAGTGGGCTCCCAGAACAGGAGGTCACCGCCACGATCGCTTCGGGCTGGGCTGCTGGACTCCAACACCCGACACACCCGGAGGATCTGGTCCCGTTCACTGGCCAGCGGTCGCGCACACGGCAGGCAACCGCCGTGCCCCGTCAGCACTCCAAGTCACAGCCATCCACGCCAGGTGACCCGTCCCACACCGTGCTCATCCCGGGTGAGCACACCGAAGCGTCCGGTGAGATCATCGAGCAAGGCAACCACATCTTCGCCGAGCAGGTCCTCGATGCCATCCCGGGCGGCGTCCTCTACCGTTGGGAGCGTATCGTGGGGGAGCTTGTCGGTACCCGCGGACACCTCACCTTCCGCCAGCTGGATGCCGACCGTGCCTGTCTGCTTATCGACCGGCACATCAAGCTCGCCAAGTGGCGCCAACCCAAAGACAGCGAACCCGTCAAAATCTTCTGCGCCTGCACGACCTTCCAAGCGAAGCTGGTCCTGGCGGCAGCAACGACAGCCAAGCGGGTCCGCGAGCTCCGCATGGTCACCCACTACCCAGTCTACGCGGGCCCCAACTGGGAACTGTCGCGCCCCGGCTGGAACCAAAGCACCGGCGTCTTCTACGACGAGCCCAAAGACCTCCGCAATCTGACCGCCGCAGCCGATCCAGACATCAGCACGCTCGAGGACCTCGTCATCGACTTCCCCTTCCGTGACGAAGCGTCCCGCATCAACCTCTACGGTCTCATGCTCACGCCGCTCATCCGGGCCGCCGTGTCGACCGTCCCGATCCACCTTATCCAGTCCTCAATCGAGCGCACCGGCAAGGGCCTCATGGTCAACTCCATCCTGGGTGCCGCGGTGACCGGCTCCACGATCCCATCGGTCCAGCTCGGTGAACGCGAAGAAGAACGCGAAAAACGCTTCACCTCCCTCATCCTCGAAGGCGAAACCGTCATCCACCTGGACAACCTCCCAGGCACCAGCATCCTGGACTCCCCCTCGCTGGCCTCGATCCTCACGTCCTCGGTGTGGAAGGGCCGGACGCTCGGTGCATCCTCCATGCCCAGCCTGCCCAACACCCTCACTCTGGTAGCCAGTGCGAACAACCTGCGCACCTCCTCCGAAATCGCCAAACGTATCGTACCAATATGGTTAGAGCCACCAACCGACAATCCAGAAGCCAGAACCAACTTCGTCCACCCAGACATCTTCACCTTCGCCAACTCTCAGCGCCGAGTCGTCCTCTCCACCCTCCTCGGCCTCATCGCCAATTGGATCGACATAGGTCGCCCCAGCAGCCCCGTCCGCTTCGGCGGCTTCGAACAATGGGCCACCGCCATCGGCGGAATCCTTGGCACCCACATCTCAACCGCCGGGTGGCTCAGCAACCGCTCCGAATGGGCCACCGACGCCGATGAGTTCTCCCAGGACGCCAGATCACTGGTCGAGGCATGGTGGAACACCTACCAGGAACAACTCGTCCGCCCTGCCCAAATCCTGGACCTCTGCCGCGAGGTCGGCGTCTTCAATACCGTCTTCGCCCGAACACACCCCGCCGGCCAACTCATCTCCCTCGGCCGGTACGTCCTTTCACCTCTCACCAACCGTCCCGTCTCCAATTTCAGGATCCGTAAATCAAGAGTCAAAATGGCCGCCCTCTACTACTTAGCCCAAAACCTAGAGACCGACACCACGGCCAATTAGGGGTATACCCTTTTACCATGATTACCATCATTACCATGCTCGTAAGTCATTGGAAACAAACACCAATATGGTAATGATGGTAATGATGGTAGTCTGTGGTGCAATACATGCGCATGCGCAGGCGCGCGCGCACGCGCACGCACGCGTGTGCAGGGGGGTGGGTTTCACTCCCATAACTACCATCATTACCATGGAGGCATAGCTAAGTATAGCAATACCACTAACCTATGGAGCATGGTAATGGAAATGGGTGGTTAGATATAGAGGACAGCGTTGGTAGAGTGGAAGAGAGTATCCCAGACACAGTGTACAGAATACGGCATGTAGAACGATATGTGAGTAAGTGGACAAAGATTCGGGCGAAATGGCCAAAAAAATTGGGGGAGGGGGCAAAGGGCCCCTCTTGTAACTCTTTCAAACGCCGTACGTTTTTCTGGTATTCGTTTCTGGAATAACATCGGCCGCCGAGGGCCGATCGGCCGGCGCGCGGGGTCGGGGTCGGGGTCGGGGTCGGGGTCGGGGTCGGGGTCGGGGTCCCCGAGCTGTCCCGAGGGTCCCGAGCTGACCCCCGCTCCCGATGTCCGCCCCGGACCCGGTGACCCCTCCGGCGCCTACCATGCTTGGCACGCTTCCAGCCATGAAGCAAGCCCCGTGCCATCCAAGCCACAGTCAACAAGCGTGCCACACAAGCCCAGCCGCCGCACTGATCCCGACCACGTACTACGAAAGAAAAGTGAGGTACTTGTGCGATTCTCGTTGACGGGCGCCGATACCATAGGGTACTCTGTCCATGGGTCGGCGAACCCGATCCGAGACCTGCTCTTTGACAATCCAGCCCCACCCGCCCAGGAAAGCGGCAGTGTCGCCTTTTGTTTACACTGTTGCCTTAAGGCAACACTTTGCATGCCGGGCCTGGGTAGTGGTCCACGTTGCGCGCCGATCCCGAGCGTTTTCCGCCATGAAAGGATGCGGTTCCCCGTAGCGTGGTCTAGTTGATGCGCCATGAGTGGCGCGTGGTGAGGTTCGAGTGAGCGTATCGCTGCCGCGGGGCACTGTGCGCCTAGCGTTGCGGGTGTCCATGTAGTGGCATCCCAGCTGGTCTAGGTTTGTTGAATGCGCGCGCCTGCAGTGTGGTGGTGGTACGTGAGCACTGGCGACACCCGACCAGTGCACCGATGACGTAGGGTTCCCTGAGGTTTGCGGGGCCCTACGTAAGGACGCGCCTATGGCCGATGGTCGGCCAGGGTGTTGCGTTCAAACGCGCGCGCGTGGTGGTGCTGGCACGGCCGGTGCCCCGCGTGATAGGGAAAGGCAAGGCAAACCATGAAGGCGACAGAGAAGCGTGTATCGTGGTCGGTTCTGAACGTGGAAGACGATACCCAGCGGGTGGACTTCCTAGCGTACCCGAGCGGTGCCAAGGATGCGAACGGAGCGTGGAAGTCGTACGTCACGCACCGGGACGGTGACATCCGGTCAACGGGAATGCACGTGACGCACGACTCCAAGACGGTAGCGGAAGCGTACGCTCGTGAGCTGCTCTCGACGATGATCGGGGACGGTTGGGCGGAACGTGCGGGCAAGGGTGCCGATGCGTTTACGACGTTGCCGGTTCGGCGCAAGGCGGCGGCTGGTGGTGCTGCTGGTGCCCCGGCTGCTGGTGCCGGTGAGACCACCATCGGCGAGAATGGCAAGCTCAAGGCGCAGCTGGTGACCCGGTAGCGTCGGGACAGTCGGACCCCCGGATAGGTGGAGCGTAAAGCTCGCCGGTCCGGGGGTTTTTTCAGTCGCCGCGTATGGCGATGAGAAAGGCAAAGGCAATGAATAACAATAGGTTGGCCGTTTTGGACGGCCGGATGAGCAAGCTGGAATCAATGAAGTTCGAGGCGTGGTTGCAGCTGCGCGAGATCGACGCGAAGCGGTGGAACGCGGGGATTGAGCGGAGGGTGGCGATAGCGCGGCGGCGGCAAGAGCGGTTGGCGGTGCGGTGAGTGTGCGAGCGGGGCCCGTGGATGGGCCCTGCTACCGGCAGGCCCGCCTGGAGCGGAGATAACGCTTTGCGGGACAATGACATCCCTGGAGCAATAACAAAGGACAAGGCAACATGAAAGCAATAACAGTAGTGAAGCTGCGGCATGGCCGGCGGATCACGGGATGGGCCGCGCAGCTGGGAACGGTGATCGGGCGTGGGGAGACGCGGGCGGAAGCGCTGGCGGATCTCGAGCGGGAGGTGGTGGGGTTGACTCAGAGGGTTGACCGGGGGATGACGCGTGGGGAGTGGCACGGGTACGCATGGCAGGTGGTGCCGAGGGTGACGGCGTGGGCGTACGAGTGGTGCGACGGTGGGCGCTGGGTGTACCCGGTGGGCCCGTACGAGACGCGGGAGGATGCCGAGGAGGCGGTGCTCCACCATCTGGCGCAGCTGGCATGGGCGCCTGTGATGGATGATGAGACGTACACGGACGGGTTGCCGCTGGGGATCCGTGGGGACGTGCGGCATTGGATCCGCTGGCAGCGGTCGTATGCGTCGCTGCGGGCCGAGGGGAAGACGGAGACCGAGGCGCACCGGATGGCATCTGGTTGGTAAGCGCAGAGTGACGCGGGGTCAGGAGGGCCCCGTGGAAATGCGGCGAGCCGGTCACAAGCCCGGCTAAGCGTGGGGTGGCAATGGGGCTGCCCCGGACAATGAAAGGCAAGGCAAGCCATGAGGTTCGAGGTTGAATTGAGCCTGTCGCGGATGACCTACGGCGGCAGGTTGCGCACGGTGTACGGGAAGGTGCGAGTGGGGCGGCGGACGTGGTGGATCCAGCGATGGGATCCCGAGCGGGACAATAAAACTCGGTTCGTGGATCGCTGGGGCGGTTCGTGGTCCTGGGGGTTGCACGTGCTGGGGTTGGTGCCGGTGCCGGCGGTGGATCGGCGGGTGGCATCATGAGGCGGCGGCCGACGGGCAAGCCGTCGTTGAAAGACCGCAGGAAGGAAGCGGTGCGGCGGATGGCGGAGCTGACCGAGGCGGAGCGGGAGGTGTTGACGGGTGGGGAGGTGCGGAGGATCAACGGTGGGGAGCCGTATTCGGTGCGGAACCAGATGTTGATCCTGATGCAGCTTCCGACCGCGACGGTGTGTGGTGGCTTCTGGGACTGGCAGAAGGTGGGGCGGAGCGTGAGGAAGGGCGAGAGTGCGCTTGCGATCAGCGGACCGCCGTTGCAGCCGCGCCGTGGGACGGATGAGGTTGAGGAGGATGATGACAGGCACGGTGGCTTCTGTCCGGCTGTGGCGACGTTCGATATCAGCCAGACGGAGCCGGTGACGGTGCGTGAAGCGCTGCGGGACCTTGGCGTGCCGGCGGAGGCGGACGTGGTGGAGGACGAGGTGTTGCAGCTGACGGCGGAGGCGCAGGGGTTCACGGTGGGAGGATGGTACGGATGTTGACAATCGCGGTTCTGCTCGTGCTGGGCCTGGTCATCTGGGCCGTGGTCCGGTTTCGGTTGGTGCGGATGTAGGCTGGTGCGCGTGGCTGGCATTGGGCTGGCCACGCGATGGTGCCTGCGGTGGGCTGAATGACGGGGAGGGGCGGGCGCTGCGGCGCCCGGTACGGC